ATGAATAAGACAGAACTGATCACCGCCATGGCGGAAGCCAGCGGCCTTACCAAGAAGGACTGTGACGCCGTTTTGAATGCGTTTGTCGACACGCTGCAGACTGCGCTGAAGTCCGGTGACAAGGTACAGCTGGTGGGCTTCGGCACCTTCGAGGTGAAGGAGCGCGCCGCCCGCACCGGCAAAAATCCCGCCACCGGAGCCACCATTGAAATCCCCGCTTCCAAGGCGCCGGCTTTCAAGCCCGGCAAGGCATTCAAGGATTCCGTACAGTGATAACACGCCCGCGAGAGACGATCTCTCGCGGGCCTTTTCTGTTATCGGTCCGATACGCCCATGTCCTTGGCACGACAGGCACATTCCAGCACCTCTGTCATATCCGTGCGCTCCCAGGGCGCGTCCGCATGGGTGAAGTGTCCGTAATTGCAGAACTTTTGGAACATAGGCTGATTCAGTCCCAGCGTTCCGATCATGCCGTCCGGCGTCAGGTTGAATACCGTGCGGACAGCCTGTTCCAGCACATCATCGGAATAGATGCCGGTATGCTCCGTATCCACCGTCACCGCCACAGGCTGTGCCTTGCCGATGGCATAGGCAAGGCTGATGGTGCAGCGCTTGGCCAGTCCTGCCGCTACGATATTCTTGGCAATGTAACGGGCCATGTACGCGCCGCTGCGGTCCACCTTCGTTCCATCCTTGCCGGACAGCGCGCCGCCGCCATGAGGGGCGAGGCCGCCGTAGGTGTCCACCATCAGCTTGCGTCCGGTGAGTCCGGTGTCCGCTTCAAAACCGCCCTGGACAAATCGACCGGACGGATTGACCAGCACTTCGGTATGCTCGTCCAGCGGAAGTTCCTGCATGGCGGGTCGGATCACATGGCGCAGGATGTCCCGGCGCAGTTCCGGCAGGGGCAGCTCATCCTCATGCTGACAGGATACCACCACCGCGGCAACGCGGCACGGGACTCCAGAGCGGTATTCCACAGACACCTGTGCCTTGCCGTCCGGACGCAGACCGGGGATGATGCCCTGCCTGCGGGTATCGGTCAACAGGCGGGTCAGTCGATGGGCCAGCACCACAGGCAGGGGCAGCAGTTCCTTTGTTTCATCGCAGGCAAAGCCGTACAGGATTCCCTGATCTCCTGCGCCGGTCTCCGTGCCGCCGCACACAGCTTCCGCAATGTCGGGACTCTGCTCATGGGTGATGACCTCCACCTCATAGTCGCTGCCGCCGTATCCGGCTTCCCGCACAGTGCAGCAAATGACGGCAGGGATGTCCGGGAGCTGCGCCGCGGTGATCTCACCGGCCGTGATGATCTTGCCCGCGGTCGCCATGACCTCACAGGCGACACGGGCGGTGCGGTCATGCTCCAGGCAGGCATCCACCACCGCATCCGCGATGGTGTCGCAGAGCTTGTCGGGATGTCCCTCGGTGACTGACTCGGCGGTCAGAATACAGTTATCTTTCATATTCATGTTTCTCCTTTTTCATCGGTTTCTTATGTGCCTCCGGCTGTTTCGGAACAGAAAGGATCATTTCATGGCTGTATTTGTCCTTGTACTTTTCAATCTGCTGCTCCGTCAGCGAGGCAAAATCATCCTCTTTAAGACCGGCAATAAAAAATGTGCCGCAGACAATGTCATACGGCACACCGTGATCATCGGTCAGGGTGCGGTTCCACGGCAGGCCCAGCAGCTTGCCCTCGTCATTGCAGACGAGCGCCACCGGGTCATCGAAGGGGTATACTGCCTGAATGGTGCCGCCGACCAGTTCCTGCATGGCAGAAAGAGTGTGGTCGATCTCCTGCACTTCAGGCATTTCCATGGGGCGCACCACAAGGACTTTCATTTTTTCTGTGCTGATATGGGTTCCTCCTTCCCAAAAGAAAAGCGGCAGCGACAGATTCCTCTGCCGTTGCCGCAAATGGTGATTCTTATTCTTTTTTTGATGCCAATGTCCGGGTCTTCAGCAGGGCATTCTCCAACGCCCGATGGTCTTCATGCTCTGGCCACCATTGGGGGCGCAGGAAGCCCAACACCGCAACCGCCCATTCATAATCGGCCCGTTCCAGAGTGCCGCGCATCAGCCCTTGCCGAAATCTTCGATGCCGCTCCCGCACTGCCGGGTCCACGCTGTCCCGTTCCAGATACAGTTCCAGAAAGCCGCCGATAATAGCGGCTTCCTCCATCGTGTAAAACATATCCGCACCCCTCCCGCAAACAGGGGATATTGTAACACAGACCGTGGAAAATGAACACCTCTTTTTTCGCTCCGACTGTCTGTTGCGCGGATACCGCGCCTGTGATACACTGTGCATACGAACAAAAATATGAGGAGGCTGCTGTGATGATATGGTTTTGGGAGCTTTCATGGTTGTGGAAGATGCTTGGCGCCTCGTTACTGGTTTCCGCGGTATGCGTCGCCGCGGCCGCGCTGATCGGCAAGGCGGCAAAAATCCGCCCCGGCAAAAAGGTTTTTCTGCTCGTTGGGATCTTGGCCTTTGTGATCTCTATTCTGGTGATCTTCTTTCTTGCACAGACGCCGGCGCTGCTCTGAGTTACCGCTCCGGCCCTCTGTTTCGCTCAGGTGCTCGCTTTGGCTTGTCGATCCTGCCGCTCCACACCTCGTCAATGGTCCTGCTCCACGCATCCCGAAGGGAGTCCACCGGCAGGCCGTTGGCTTCAAAGCCTCGCTGGATCACGCGGTAATAATATGGGGACGGCAGTGCAGGCTGGCGGCAATACGGCTCTGCCATGATATAGACCATGACTGGGAGCTCAGCGCCAGCCGCGTCTTTAACAGTCACGGTTTCTTTTGTGTAGTGGCGGGGATACCCCTCGTAGCGATCCAGCGACTGTTCACACGAAGGCGTGAGTTTCCACAGCAGACCGTGGACGACACAATCCTTCTTGGGTGCAACGGTAGCAAAGCCGCTGCCGCGGAACTGCAATTCGTAGTTTTGCAGCGTCACCGGCCCAACGAGCAGGGCGTCTGGACAGCGATGCGCCATCTGTTCTAAATTGATATTGCTGCCGTAGGCGAAATACAGAGTTTCTTCCATCTTAGTCCTCCAGCAGTCTGAGTCCGCCGATCCTGTCCAGATGGCGGAACATGGCCTGCGCCTGCGTTTCCACATCGCCATCCGGCAGCGGGCAGTCCATTCCTGTGGTGCGGATCACATTGCTCTGTAAAAACCAAATATAGCTCTCAATATCAGGGAACTCTGTGGGGTCGAAGGTCTGATTCCGCAGGCGGCCCATGATCTCTGTGGCCGTTCCCTCATAGACAGTTTCTTCGATTTGTATCTTCAATGGCTTCACCTCTCCATTTCTCTGGATTTTTTCTTCTTTTTATTGGCTTCATAAGTATCCTTGTCATAGCGCCATGCCCGATCACCCTCCAGATTGGCCAGCAGATGATTGCGGGTATTCTTGAACTCGTCACCGTTGAGTCCCAGCCGTACCAGCCAGACGCGGAAGGTAAACAGTTCGTTGTCGCTATGGGTTTTCCGCATAACGGTGCTGCGCTGGCTAATGGCTTGAGCAGACATGGCAAGGCATAAATTCACATAGGCCGCGACCTTTCCGGCATGGAGCGTCGAGTTGAAACAACGCCACTCAACGGTTCCTCTATAAAACACCGAATGCAGATTCAGGGCATAATAGCGGGTCCAGTTATAGTGGTCTGCGCTGCCGTTATCCCCCTCATACCAGATATTCTCCAACTGCGTCAGATCCCTTGTCTCATCCGACGAGAGCCTGCGTGCCTGCTTCAGCATGGGTTCCCGCACCTTCTGACACCAGCGGGACGCCCGGCTTTCATTGACCTGCAGCGCTTTGAACAGGATATCCTCCTTGGAGTACATGATGCTGATGAGGTTTTTCAGACTCTGCCGGTTATGATTGGCTGCGTCCACATGGACATGGATGCCGCAGGAGCTGTTGGCCTTGGCTCCTGCGTGGCGTACCTGCCGGACACATTCCTGCAGCTTGGGCAGTTCCGCATAGGTGAGTTTTGGGGTTACCATCTCCACACAGTATCTGCGGTCGCCCGTTGCACGATAGCCGCTGCCGATCTTCTGCTCCCCATGGATGCTGGAGTCACTCATGACCGTCCACTCTTTGCCGTCCCGATCCGTCACACACCATTTATCGTAAGCGCCGCCCACATAGCGGGCGTCCGTTGCAAAATACGCGGCCAGCGCTGTTGCCGCCTGCTCACGAGTGATGCCGGTCATCTCTACTTCAACGCCGAAGTATTGATCCTTCATTCCGATCATGCCGCGGCCCCCGCTTTCAATTCCTCGTCCACTGCCTGGATACGCTTGGCAATCGCCTCAATTACATTGACGGTGACACTGTTGCCCGCCTGCTTATAGGCCTGGGCATCGGACTGGATGGCGAGGATGCGGTCGATCTGCCATTCCTCAAAGCCCTGGAGCCGCAGGCACTCACGGGGCATGAGACGGCGGATGCGCCCGCCGTTTTCCACGATCCCTTGGATACAGCTGGTTTCCAGCGTATGGGCAATATCACGCCCAACGCGCCCGCGGCGGGTATTGCTGCCCGCGTAGCCCAAGTCCACCGTATCGCCGGGGAGCGCTTCCTTATAGCCTTTCTTGGTCGCTTCCTTGATGAGCAGGATGCCGGAGCGTTCCGCCCGATGGTTGGAAAGAGTCGTCTGCCCATACCGGGCAGTGAGACAGCGGGCGGTATCCGTCCGCGCGGGGATTCCCGCACACAGATCCACAAACGGCCCCTTGGGCGGGATGATATACAATCCGGTTTTCCCGCCCATACCGCCAGCCCCGGCTGTTTGAGTACAGGCTACTCCGTCCGCGTCATAGATCCGGGAGCCTTGCGGCCCTCCAAGGACTTGTACAAGAGCTTTTCCACCTGTGCCGAAGACAGGTAATATTTTTCCGGCGCATCGGGGATCAAGATATCCGATAAGGAACAGCCTTCGTCTTGATTGCGGGACTCCGAAACATTTGCTTAATGTATAGCAGAAAATAATGTAAAGTCACCTCCTAAAATGCAGTAAAGCCAGCAAGAATGATCCTGCTGGCTTTACATTATCTATATGATCTTCAAGAAAGAATGAGGTCCACCATCATAGTGATGGCAGACCTCGTTCTTAAGTATTTGGCTGAACAAGAACCATATCATCAGGGTCAACATCAGGTCGGCAATAAAGTTGAGGAATATCTTCACCAGGAATCCCCTCGAGTATCAATTCTGCCTTTGCCTGGTCAAATGCTTTCTTAAGAGAATGCCCAAAACCAATAGAAGAATAGAGTTGTGCGGCGAATGTACAGGCCGTTTCATCGGGAATAGAATCAGATGTCCCGATTGCAGCTTCAATATGCTCAACTACACTCGCCGCCTGAGTATCTGAAAAACAAGCGTTAAAGACGATTAAACGGATGGTATCAGAAGCTGTTGCCATAGCTGTAGAAATTGCATCTGCAGACACAAGCTTAGCGGTTCCATCAGGATTTTCTAATACAAGTTCACCCGTATCTGCTCCATGCCCACTAAAATGAACAACGGTCGGGTTTGTCTCGTTGATAGCTTGCAATATATCCGAAGCTCTCGTGGCCCACCGACTTTCAAATTGTACCGAATCTCGATATTCCGAAAGTCGGATCTTCTCTTGTATAGACCGAGCTTCTTCATCAAGTCGCAACTGGTGTGTGCCAACGGGGTTTGCCGCTAAGAAAAGCACAGTTATTTTTTCAGGAATTGCCTTTATACTATCAATTTCCCTCTGCATTTGAGCCTGATGTTGCCCTTGACGCCGTATAGCCTGCTCCATCGCGGCTGATTGCCGAGCAGACTGCTGAAGACGTTTCTTTTCATCATCAGCTGCTTTTTTATTGAGCTTAGCTTCTTCATTTCGATAGTTTTTGTCGGCAGTAGCATATTCCTTCTCTTTTTGTGCTATTTTTGCTTGAATATCGCCGCATTTCTTTTGTATGTCGGCAATAGACTTTTCCGCACGGTCAATCTCTGAAAGCCTGGATTTTATTGTGGAATCGCTTTTTGTTCGATTGATTGCGCTTTTAGCAGATATAATTTTTTTCTGCAAAGGAGCAATTTTAGCCTGCTCACGAGCTAAATCTTGATTTAGTTTTGCCAACTCCTCCCTTTTTTTGAGCAAAGTAGTTCTATAAGAATCAATTTGGGCCATGATAACACCTCGTTTCATTTGCTTTATTGTGGAAATATTGTACATCACGCTAAGCCTGTTTTCAACAAGAATAGACAAAACACATTATGTTGTTCTGCTAAATATAACCCCCTATAATTTAAGTGGTGGCATATTGCCATACAAATGAATCGGAGGTATTAGCTTATGACAATGGAGTACACAGGCCCGCCAAAGGAATGGCTCGTCAAGACAGTTAATGAGTTAAAATTGCATCTGGCGGAACTCGGCTACAGTGAAAGCACGATTTTGAGGTTAGATGCAACATGGAAGGAGTTGATTGCATACTGTGAGGCACATCAGGCAACCGAGTTCACTGTGAATTTGGAGCGAGAATTCGTCTGGGAACGGTATGGTGCCGATCTTGGCGACAGGGATGTATCTCAGAATGTCAGCCGGGCTATTCATATGTTGGATGATTATTTGCAGTACGGGATGGTTTTTAAGCAATCAAGTATTACCTTGAAGGGCTTTTCTCCAGCCTATAAGGAGCTATTTGAAGGCTTCTTGGATAGCTTGCGGCAAAACCAAGTGGCGGAAGGTTCTATCAGAACTTGGCGGAGCAGGCTATTTCGCTTTGAGCACTTTCTGCTGGAGTCCGGCATTGAACATTTTCATCTACTTGAGCTGCACCATGTAAATACCTACATTGAATCTTTGACTGGATTTTCTCCTGGTACGGTTGAGGCAACAGTTCGCATCTTAGGCAGGCTGTTTGATTACGCATTGGCCAAAGGCTACCATTATATCAGTTACGCCAATGCTTTGCCCTGTATCAGACGGACGCATAAGTATCGCCTGCCTACTGTTTTTTCACCGGATGAGGTAGAGTGCATTCTGGCTCAGGTAGACCGATCCAATCCGTTGGGGAAGCGGAACTATGCGATCCTGTTGCTGGTTACCCGGCTGGGGCTGCGCATCAGTGACGTGCGACTGCTTCGATTCGAGAATATTGACTGGAAAAACAAGCGGATTTCAATTCATCAACAAAAAACCGGGATACCCTTAGAACTTCCATTGCTCGAAGATGTGGGCTGGGCAATCATTGATTACCTCCAGCATGGCCGCCCAGAGACAGACTGTCCATGTATATTTGTCCGGCACCTTGCACCGTTTGATGTCATGGGCGGATCTATGCAAAGGTTGGTTTCCAACCTTGTTTCTAAAGCAGGAATTCATGTCTTTGCGGATAAACCAATTGGGATGCACAGCTTCCGACATAGTATCGCTACCTCCATGCTGAAAAATGGAGCAGAATTAACTGATATTGCACAAACATTGGGCCATGCCACCCCTGAAAGCACACAGGTATACGTTAGCCTCAATACAGAAATGCTGAGACGATGTGCATTGGAGGTGCTTCTATGAGCAAAAAGCCCTTCTTTACAGGTCCCTTTGCTCCAATATGCGAATCCTATGTGGCACAAAAACGGGCATCTGGCCTGGACTATAACCAGCAGGCCAAACTGCTGCGGCTATTCGATAATTTTTGCAAGGGTTATGAGATTCAGAATTATACGATTACGAAAGAGATTGCCTTGACATGGTGCAAGAAGCGCCCAAATGAGGCGGACGCCACCCGATATAGCCGAGTGAGTGAGATGCAGAGGTTTGCCCAATATCTGTGCAAACAAGGTTATCCATCCTACCTGCTTTCAGCCCTTCCCAAATGCGGAGAACAACACGTCCCCTATATTTTTTCAATGGATGAGTTGCATCGTATTTTTGAACGGCTTGACTCACTCTCTCCGACTAATCTGTCCCCTAACCGACATCTTACTATGCCACTCTTGTTCCGCGTGCTCTATGGCTGTGGCCTTCGAATTTCCGAAGCGCTGGCTCTGCTAAAAAACGATGTAGATTTGAAAGATGGAATCTTGCACATACGGCATGGAAAGAATGACCGCGAGAGGATCGTCCCAATGTCTGCCACGTTAATGGAAGAATGTAGGAAATATGCGCAGGCTGTTCATAAAAATACTTCTGAATCGATGCCGTTCTTTTATGCAAAAGGCGGGACTCCTTATAGCAAATCCGCCATTGGAAAGTTCTTTCGTGGCGTTTTGTGGGACGTGGGTATTCCATATAGAGGGAAGCAGCTTGGGCCGCGCGTGCATGACCTCCGCCATACGTTTTGCTGCCATAATATCCAGAAATGGGCTGAAACCGGACTCCCGATACACAGCAATTTACTGATCCTTTCCCGTTATGTTGGGCATACATCGATCAGTTCCACTCAGTACTATCTCCGTCTGACCGCACAGTCTTTCCCCCATATCATGGATATTTGCGAAAAGAATTTGGGCGGTATGTATGCCCCCTTTGACCTTGCCATGGAAAGCGAGGGACTGTAAGATGGCTAATCGGGGACCAACTTTTTTTGCCAAAGCGCTATCAAGATATTTCTTTGAGTATTTACCATCTGAAAGGGGGCTAAGCCAAGAAACTATTCAATCCTATCGAGATGCAATGTCCCTGCTGCTGGATTTCTGTGAACAGGAACGCAAAATTCGAAGGGACAAGTTGGAGGTTAGCGATTTCAGCCGAGAGTTGATTGAGACTTTTTTACGGTGGCTGGAACAGAAGAAAGGTAACTCTATTACAACAAGGAACCAACGGCGAGCAGCTATCAACGCATTTTTTAAGTTCCTGCAATATGAAGATCCGGGCCTTGTACTGCTATGCCAACAGATCCGGGAAATTCCCCCGAAGAAATGTGAGCAAAGGGTTGTCTCACATCTTTCGGAAGAAGCCATCCAAACTATTTTTTGGCAGACTAATCTTACAACGCGCGAGGGACGGCGCGACTTTGCTTTTTTGACCTTAATCTATGAATCCGCTGCCCGTGCATCTGAAATCGCTAACCTTTGCTTTGGTGATATCCATTTTGAGAAAAAAGGGGCTATTGTGCATCTAAAGGGCAAAGGAAAAAAGTTCCGTGATGTGCCGATTCTTCCCGCACCTGCAAAGATTTTGAAGAATTATCTGGCTGAGGAATCCCGATATCGCCAATGTGATATAGCAGCTCCGCTTTTTTGCAACAGAAGCAAGGCTTCTCTGACACGGAGCGGTGTCTACTACATTGTGCAAAAATATGTTTCACTTGCGCAAAAGAAAGCGCCAGATTTATTCCCAGTGCAGGTCCATCCTCACGTATTTAGACACAGCCGAGCGATGCACTGGTTAGAGGCCGGTGTGGATTTGCAATATATAAAAGACCTGTTGGGGCATTCTGACATTAAAACTACTGAGGTGTACGCCCGGCTGAACATTAAGATGAAGCAGAAACTGTTGGAGGAAGTACATCCGCAGCAGCTCGCTGGCCAGCAACCATCTTGGACAGATGACGAAAATTTGATGCAGTGGTTGACTCAGCTCTATATTCCAACTAAATAATTTCACAGAATAATGTAAAGCCAGCAGGAGTATTCATGCTGGCTTTACTGCGTTTCAGGAGGTAACTCAACATTTTTCTTAGCTTTACATTAGCTCAATTATGTTCGGCTGAACATAATTGAGCGTTAAGCACAGTCCATTCGACATGATACCCCAGGTCATCCAATGCGGAGAGGATGACCGAAAAGGTTTTCCCTTTGTCATGCGATAAAAGGCCGGGAACATTTTCAAGCAGCAGATACGCAGGTCGTTTGGCTTGAGCCAGTCGGGCGATCTCAAAGAAGAGAGTGCCTCTGGCGTCGGCAAAGCCCCGTCTGCGGCCAGCCTGAGAAAATGCCTGGCAAGGGAATCCTCCGCAGATGAGGTCGAAGTCCGGCAGGTCTGCGGGATCGAGTTTGGTTGCATCGGGATAGTATCGTTCCTCCTTTCCCGGTTCGTAGATCGCTTGGTAACTGGCATTGGCGTGCTTGTCGATCTCGCAGTGTCCAACACACCGGAAACCGCCCGCGCGGGTCAATCCGGATCGAAAGCCGCCAATGCCGGCAAACATATCAAAGTATCGGATCAGGTCGTATCATCTCCTTCCTGCAGGGCAAGCAAAAAGCCGAGGACGCTTTCATCTACATCCCCGGCGCTGCCGCTATCCTGCGCTTCTTCTTTGGTAAGCTGCACTCCCCGCAGTTCCTGCCGGATGGTCTGACGAACGGCATCCAGCAATTCCTGCTGCCCTTTATACTCACAGACCATGCGGCAGACCGCGGCAGTGCGCTGTCCCGCGGGGATCTCCGTCAGCTTCTTCCACGCCCTGCGCTGTATGGGAGAGGACATGGAAAAGGACAGATTGATCCGCTTTTTGTTACTGCTCATCGTTCTTGGAGAGACGCTCCGCCAGCCGCTCATAGCTTTTGGCGTTGAGGGACACATCGTCAAGGATGACAGGGCGGCAAAGGCCATCCGCAGCAGATACATTCCGCTTCAGCAGCGCCGCGCCGCCGCCCAGAAAAACAGCAGGCATGGCGCGGGTATCCAGTCCGCTCTCCGTAATGGCGGAGAGCAGACGATGGACATAGGCGTCTGCCTGCCGGTCAATAATTTTTCTGGCATCCTCGTTGATATGGACGGCATCGCCGCGCAGCACGCTTTCCATCTGTGCCGCCGTCATAGACAGGCCCAGCGTGCGGCGGATCTGCTCACCGATCTCATCCAGACAGCGGATCATGCCAAGTTCCAGACTGCGGCAGGTAGACGCATTGGGGATGCGGTTGTCCAGGCGCATCAGATCCACCGTCCATCCGCCGATGTCTGCCACGATCACAGAAGGCTCATCCAGCAGGATGCTCTGGGTCAAAACCGCGGCATAGCCCTGCGGGAACAGCGACACCTTGCGGATGGCGATGGAGTATTCCTGTCCCTCATAGCGGAAATTTACCGTTTTCCCATCCCGGAGCAGATAGTCCCGGAATGCATTTTTCTCCCGTCCAAAGCTGGTGAGGGGCAGTCCGGCTGCCAGATGGATCTCTGCCGCAGGCTCCGCATGACGGAAGGAGAGCTCCTTTGCGATAGCGGCCAGCGTGAGGAGGTAATAATCCTCTGTCTGCGTTTTATTCTTCTGAAGCACCTGACGCCCGCTGCCCACCACATAATATTTACCGCCGTATTCCAACACATTGTTCAGCGTATATGGCTCATGCTCATACGCCACCAGACCGGAGGGGAACGAGAAATGGGCCGTTTTCATAGCGGCATAGCCATGGTCGACACCAACAATCATGGACTCGCTCATCTTGCCTCACCTCCACGGCTGCGTTTCTTCTTATTTGATGTCTGGCACCGGTCATAATCCTTTCCGGCATGGATCAGATCCCGGATCTCCTTCAGCTGCGGATTCCAGCGCGTTTGACCGTCCCACTCCGGATGCTTTGCGCAGAGGCGGGGCAGATATTTCTTCAGATCCGCGCCCTCTCTGGGAAACTCGATGCCGCCCTTATAGACGATTTCCTGTTCCAGCTTCATCAAAAGTGCTTCATATGCACTCCAATCTGTCTGATCATAGGCGCTTTTTCCGGTGAGCTGCTCATAGGCATAGTCGCCGACATAGCTCAACTGCTCAAAGCGGCAATCTCCGTAGGGAACGACATCCGCAAGGCTGTCCGGGTCTGCCAGCGCGGCAAAATAGACCTCGCGCCCCTGTGCGATGAGCCAGGCGCGAAAATCGATAAAACCGTCATCGCTGCAGCCGTATTCCTTCATAATCCCTGCCGCGTCCCACAGGCCGTACTTGTCCGCGAGATCTTCATAGGCGTGGATGATGTCGTGGAAATTCTGTGCCTGCGCGGGGCCCATAGAAACCAGCCGGTCTTTCAGGTAGGTCAGCATGGCGTCCATATCCTGCCCGCAGGCGTTTTTTGCCTCATGGATCAGGTTCCAGAAGGAATCCCGGTTGATCTCTGTGATTGGTTCTTTCACATTCTGAATCTCCTTTTCAAGTTGATTTTTGATGCGTGTCACCGCACCATCACAGATTTTTTGATAAAACGCACGATACTCCGGCGTGGTCTTATCCACTTCACCGAGAATCGCCCGCTCATAGGGCGTGCCGGGGACGATCTCCCAGGTAACGGTCCCAAAGTATGCCGCTTCCAGATACCGCAGCAGCGTGTGTCCGTCTGCCATCTCAAACATTCCCCGGTTATCCTCATAGGGAAATTCCTCATAGACCTTGAGCCCGGTGACTTCTTCCGCGGCGGCATACAGCGAGAAACCGTCTGTGTCCAGCGTTGGCGCAAGCTGCGCGTACTGTTCCTCCGGGGACAGCATTTCCTCATGCCGCTCCATCTGACCGCTCCTTTCTTACCCAGCCCATAAAGCGCTCTAAAAAGTGAACGCGCCCATGCACCTTCCCGGCAGACACATCCAGCCCATTCATCTGCGCCTGAATGCGGCGCTGGATGGCTTTCAGCTTCTGCGGGTCATTGCAGCAATCCACGATGACATACTCGCCGCCGCTGGTGGAAAGGATTTCCCGCTTGCCGTTCTCGTCCCGGATGCCGGACAGGAGCCGCTGTCCCAGCCGTTTCCGGTAGGCGTCCTGGAGCGCGTCCATATCTCCGCAGACATCGTGCTTTTTCAAGATCTCCGCGATCTCACAGGAAGTAATCTTCGTTTCGGCAGACAGCTTTTGCAAAATCTCCGCCTGCGCGTCAGGCGGGATTCCCGTCCGGCTGGGCGCCATTTTCTTCGTTTCCTGCATCGACACACCTCCAATCCGCGGGCAGGATCTTCTGCTCGATGATATCGGCAATGGCAGCGAACACCTGGGCAATCTCACGGGATTCCTTCACGGTATCCCGCATTTCCTCCGGGGTCATCCGCGTCCCGTCCGTCCAGCAGCGGACATTTTCCTCGGACGGCGTCAGCAGGATGGCTTTTTCATACGCCTTACAGAAAAGTGCTGCGATCTTTCCTTTCCGGTCAATCTCGGCATCCTGCTTTTTCAGTTCTTTTTTCGCTTTTTCGTATTCCAGCGCTTCGGCGGCCGCCTGCTCCCGCTGCTCTTCCGGAATATCCTGAAGCTGCCGGGTCAGGTCATAACCCTTGTTGATGGAAAGTTCCTTCTTATCCAGAGCCTCCTTGATGACCTCCGGGGCGTTCTCATCGATCTGCATGACCTTGCCCATCGTGCGTTCGCCCAGACCAACTGCTTCGGCCAGCTCCTTGCGGGTATCTACCGCTTTTTCAACAGAAGGAAGGTTTGGCAATGTTGCCAAACCTTCCTCGGCCTCGCTGGGGCGGAAATTCTGTCCGCCAGCAGCCATGTTGGCTTTGGCCTTGGCTTCGATCTCTGGTTTTAGCTTCAGGGCGATCTTGCCCAGCTCCCACTTTTCCAGATTGCGGCGTCCCTTCTGGGTATCCAGCGCCCACTGCTTGGCCTCCAGCAGATCCTCAAACGAGAAAACGGCCATCGTGTACGGCAGGCCATGCTTTTCACACAGCGCCTGACGGTTATGCCCATCCACGATCACCATGTCCTCATTGACGATGATGGGGGAGTAACAGCCGTTTCGCAGCAGATCCTCTTCCAGAGCGGCAGACTGCTCCGCGCTCAAAGGCGGGAGCAGTTCGGCCATCTCCGGCAGGACCACAGGGCTGCGTTCTGCGCTGGTGTATGTGATCCCGGTGTTTTTCATCAGGCAGCGACCTCGCGGACAGACTCAGCATCCACAGCCTGTGCCGCGTCCTCCGCCTTGCGGGGAGACAGGAACTCCACATCGTTGGCTTTGATGAGAAAACCGGGCTGGCGCTCCGGATCATTCTCAAAGGTGATGGTCTCGAAATCACCGAACGCCGCCAGCTTGCAGCCCTTCCAAGCAAACTCGGCGCAGCGCTCGGCCAGAGGGCCGCGCACCTTGATGGAGATAAAGTCGGTGAGCTTGTTGCCGTCCTTATCCTTATAGCGGCGGTCCGAGGCGATGCGCAGGATGGCGTAGGGCTTGCCGGTGGTCTCATTCATTTTCAGTTCCACATCGTTGGTCAGGTTACCAATAGCAGTGATCTTCAGCATAGTTCAGTTCTCCTTTTTTTGTTTGATATGTTGTTGAATGGGATAGAAAAAGCGGCAGACGCTCCGCTTCGTGCGTCTGCCGCAGTTTTCATGTGAGTCAATAGCCCGTCTTGGGCAGTGTGGGAATGACAGGTTTTCCGTAGACCGTTGTGACCCAACGGCTGATGCCCTGTACCCAGGTGCCGCCATAAGTGCCGCCAACATCGGCTACATTGACGAAGGAACCTGCGGACAGCCCGGTCACCGCCTTGCAGTGGAGGTACGGTTTCTCTACCTGTGCAAAACCCGCGGGAGCCTGTCCGAACACGAACATGATCTCTGTCACGCGCTCATTGGATGCCAGCTTCAGCGCCGTGGCCGATGCGGCAAGCGTATAGTTCTTTTGTGTAGACAGATTGTCGGCCAGTGTGCGGTGATCGCCGCCGTTGACGCGGTAGACGATCTTATAAGTACCGGGTCTGTTGTAGGTGCCGGTCACTACGGTATCCAACCGCACCTGTGCCGGCAGCGTGTCGCGCCAGTAGAAATTGCTCAGGCTGACATTGGAGGTGTTGGCGATGCCGGAGAACGCATAACGCACCGGCTGTCCGGCCACGATCTCCTTCGGTCCTGTTTTTGCAATAGATACGCCGGTACTCAGACTCTTGTCCTCCACCTCAAAGCGCAGGATCTGACCCTCGTATTCCAGATAGGCAGTCAGCTCCTTGTCGTTGATGCCATAATGATCCGGTGCCTTGATCTCTCGCACAAAGTAGCGGGACAGGGGTAGTTGCTTGGAAACAGCCAGTCCTCGGCTGTTAGAGCGAATGGTATCGACCACATTGCCTGCTTTGTCAGTGATCTCAAAGGCTGCGCCCTCCAGCAGTGTTCCGGCTGGCAGGCCGTTGGTGGGATTATAGTCGGCGGACTTTTTCACGATCTGGATCTGGCCTGTGATGGGCGTGTTTTTCCAGGTAATCGTTGAAGTGCCGCCGTATTCCACATAGAAAGTTTTGACTGTGGTATCCAGCACATAGCCGTCCGCCGCCTGGATTTCCCGCACCAGATACTTGCCGTCCGTCAGCGTCTTGTCGATATAGACATAGCCGTTCTGGTCGGAGGTGTACTGGCCGATGGGATTGCCCTTGCTGTCCGACACAAGGAATGTCACACCGTAGATACCTTTACCCGTCACGCTGTCTACTTTATGGATTAGGATAGAGCTTGCCTGCGTGTTTTCAACGGTCAGCGAGGTCGTCCTACCAGCCTTTACCTCGAAATTGTGGGGCATACTGTCCAGCAGATAGCCCTTTGCGGCTTTGATCTCGGTGGCGGTGTACCAGCCGTCCGCAAGCTGCGGGAGCGTGATAATGCCGTTGCTGTCCGTGGTATAAGTGCCGATGCGCTCACCGTTCATCTTGGCGATCTCAAACTGCACACCCTTGATGCGCTCACCGCTGTCCGCGTCCACCTTGATGATCTGACCGCCGCCGATGGGCGTGTTGGTAAAGGTCAACGTCTGCGTGTCGTTGCGGTCGACCTTGACGGTCTGCGAGGTGCTGTCCAGCACATAACCGTCCGGTGCTTTGACCTCCGTTACCACATAAGTATCCGGTTTGAGGTCCACCAGCTTGATCTGGCCGTTGCTGTCCGTGGTGTAAATGCCATTAGAAGTGACCGTGCCGCCGTAGTTTCCGACAAACGAACCATCTGAGGTCGTGATCTTGAACTGCGCGCCGGGAAGCGGCTGCTTGGTCACGTTGTCGATCTTGACGATGATAAGATCGCCGTGTTTGCCGTTGGAAAACTCCACCGTCACCACATCCTGCTCCTTACCGGAGAGATAGACGGTCTGCGGCGTGTCGTCGATCTCATAGCCTGTGGGGGCTTTCGTTTCCTCAACGACATAGGTTCCGGCCTTCAGCCCGGTGATCACGATGGTTCCATTGGCCGAGGTGGTGTATTCTCCGATGACCGTGCCGCCGGTGCCGGAGGTTCCGCCCAGATAGCGCACACGGAACTTTGCGCCTTGCAGCATGGCTCCGCTGTCCGCGTCCACCTTTTTGATGATGAGCGCCGAAAGCGGCGTGTTCTCAAAGGTCAGCGTCTTACCGGTGCCTGCCTGAATGAAACAGTCCTGCGTGGCCGGGTCTTTGATGGCGTAGCCCGCAGCCGGTTCCACTTCGGTCACACGATACCAGCCGTCGCGCAGCTTGCTGAGTTTGATCTGACCGTTTTCATCGGTGAAATAGGTGCCGAGATCGTTCAGTTCTCCAGTGAAGCTGTTGTTGCTGGCATAGGTGATGTGGAACTTTGCGCCCTTGATAGGGTCTTTCGTAATGCTGTCCACCTTGTCGATGGTCAGGGTAGGCTTGGGATAATTGCGGAAACGCACCGTGCCGGTTTTGTTGGGAACGAGGGTGATGGTCTGGGGTTCGCTGTCCAGCAGATAACCGTCCGGCACACTGGTTTCGCGCACCACATACACACCGGGGTCAAGGGCAGTGAGCAGAGCCTCGCCGTTGGCGTCGGTCTTGACGGTGGTGAGCGTGCTGCTGTCTGCCTTGTTGACGGTAAAAGTTACACCAGAGATCGGTGCGCCGGTCACAGCGTCAGCCTTTACGATTTTGAGGTTGGGCTTCTTCTCGTTGTTCACCACCAGCGTTCTGTCCTTGCCGGGGAACAGTTCCACATGGTATTCCGTACCGTTCAGCACATAGCCGCTGGGCGCTGCGATCTCCTTGACCGAGTACACGCCCGGTTCCAAATCAGAGATAGAGATGCGCCCGTTGGTGTCGGTCACACGGTCGAGATAGTGGCTGCCGTCCTCGATCTTTGCGATCCTAAAGGTTGCACCGGCAAGATAGGTGTCGTTCTCCGCGTCGTATTTCACCACGGACAGGACCGGTTTCTCCGTGTTGGTGAACACGAAACGAGCATTTTCTCCGGCGTTGATCTGGATAACGCGCTTGTCATCATCCATCAGATAACCATTCGGCGCGGTGATCTCCTCCACGGTGTACGCGCCCGGCTCCAGTGCAGTCAAATTGATCTCGCCGTTTTTGTCGGTCACATATTCCTTGGAGAAGGTGCCGCCCACCAGAGAAATGCGGAACTTGACATTGGTCAGCGGCTCCATCGTGCGGCTGTCCACCTTGATAATGTGGATACCGGGCTTGACAGTGTTGAAGAAGGTCAGTGTTTTGATACCGCCGCCTGCGGTCAATTCGATCTGCTGCGGCGTGCTGTCCAGCACATAGCCTGCACTGGTGGAAACCTCTTTCACCAGATAGGTTCCCGGCTGGAGGTCGGTCAGGCGGATCTGTCCCATCTCGTCCGTGGAGAACGAGCCGATGAGGACAGTATCGCGGGTAACTTCAAAGGTCACATCGGGCAGGACTTCATGGGTCTGCTCATCGTACTTGGTGATGATAAGACCCGGTTTGGCCTGATTTTTCAGCACAAAGCTGGTTTCCGTGCCGGAAGTCACATTGACAGTATAGGTCTGGTCGTCCTTGACGAAACCGCTGGGTGCAGACACCTCGCGCACCTGATATGCACCGGGTTTCAGCTTATCGAAGTACACGCTGCCGCCGAGGTCGGTGGTGCCGGTCTGGGTGACGCCGCTTTCGATGTGCTTGATCTCCACAGTCGCACCGGCGAGAGAAGCGCCGCTGTCCGCGTCGATCTTGTCCACGCGCAGATTGCCGTAGGGTGCATTTTCAAAGGTGACAGTCGCGGTATTGCCGTAGTCCACGGAAACGGTCTTAGTAGTTTCCGTGCCCAGCAGGTGCCACTTGGGCGCTGCTTTCTCTGTAATGACATACTGGCCGGAGAGGGTCAGCGGAATAATGATCTTGCCGCTGGTATCCGTGACAAAGCTGCCGAGGACCGTCCCATCCGGTGCCTTTACCTCGAAAGTTGCGCCAGAAAGGGGCGTATTCGTTCCGGTTTCTACCTTTTTGATGATAAGGGTAGTTTCTGTGGACATTTCCGGTTCGTCTGGGGTATCAGACGGCGTGGAAGCATAGCGGCTGAAGGTAGACTGGCGGATTTCCGTCGTAGGATCGGTGTCGCACATATAGCGCTGGAGGGTGCCATACTTGCTGGTCTCCGCGCACAGGGCATAGTAGATGGCGTACTTATAGACATTGGCGTGGAGCGACATCTGCACCGCGCCGGTCTGGTCGCTTACGCTGTCCTTGGGGTACAGCACCTTGAACTGACCGGCATAGCTGGCACCATTGGACGAGGTCCTGATCTTGGTGATGTCGTTGTTGTTCATGTCTACGATGCGGGTGCCCTCCGGCACTTCATCGGGCATGGTGAAACCAATGTCGATGTCGTAATCGCATACCCATGTTTCCGAATCCGCTGTGAACACCTGCTGCAAGTATTCCTTGCCGTCTATGGTGACGGGATAGGCGGAGTCCTTGTCCGCCGTTACGGTGATGGTAGGCTGCGGCACACGGTTCCACCAGATACCGCGCTTGTAGATGTCCTTTGCCGCCGCCAGCAGTTTTTCGCCGCGTTCCTTCTCCACACCGGACAGGGATGGGTTGACCTTCAACCGGTCAATGCTCCAGCCGTCGATGAGATAGCACCAGAGCGCCATCTTCGTGGCGTAGTACGCCTGATGCTTATTGTCCAGCTTAAGTTCAGACAGACCGCGATGGGGGTAGCCATTGGCGATGATGCCGACGATCTTCGGGTCGTTGCTGGCCTCGTTTGCAATATACTTGATGCTTTGACCAGGACCAACGGTCTGGGGCACACCTTTGATCGTCGGGTTGATGCAGTAGGCGGGAATCTCCTTGATCGCGCCGCTGGCCGACTTGAAATTGAAGTAGGTATAGGACAGGGAACGGACAACGCCGTTCATGCTGAGATAGGACATTTTATAGCCGCCGTTGGTGATGTTCACCTCGCCCAGCGCACCGCCGATGGTGCTGCTGGCGGCAAAAGCGGAGATGGGGAACAACCCAAGCGCCATCACCAACACAAGGAACATGGAAATCAATCGTTTTTTCAAGGTCACACCTCCAATTTATTGTGCTGCCGCTCGGACCATCCATCGGTACGAGGGCTGATCCATGACGCAGGTGTACAGAGTAAGGCAGTTCTCATCAGAAGCACAGGTTCCGCTGGTATCGGTGTACAACACCTTGGAAACGCTGCGGACCGTGTAGCTTCTTGTGCCGAGCTTCGTCGTATAGGTGATGATGGTTCCTGTTTTCAGCGTATGGATCTTACCAAAATGATTAGCGACGCCTCGGTTATGCCCCGCAAGGCAGACATTTCCGTCCCATATGCTCGTTTCTGAGAAGTGTCCCGCCCCTTTCCGCAGTGCGGCACTGTCCGTACCCTGGTAGACCTTGACATTCAGACCGATGGACGGAATGCTCAAAGTTCCCAGATGATCGCTGTTGTAGTAGAGGTTTGGCGTGACCGCCGTAAAGGATGTACCGGTCCAACGATCCGCAGTCGAGTCAACCGTCGGATAACTCACTTCGCTGCTATCCGTTTTGACTGAGCTGATCAGTCCGCCGGACATTGCGCCGGGGAGCAGGTTCGGCGTCAACGGCTCGCCGCTGCCCGGCAAATAGCTGGTGGCCGTTCCGAAACCGGGCGGGATCAGGGCGGTGTTTTTCCCGCGATCCACATTGTTCGATTCCTGCTCGTACACAGTTCCTTCACTGGTGGGCGTGCCGAACAGATAGTCCTCCGGCGCATCTACGGTATATTCCAATGCGCTGGCCTGTCCAACACACAAGGTGCAGAGAACCGCAGCCGCGATCAGGCCGCGAAATTTCATTTTCACGATTCGTCCCCCTTTCTTTTTTTCTTTTTGATCCGTGTTACTGCTCCGCCAAGCATTGCTCCCAGCAGTGCCGCGCCGCCAAGCACAATGGGCAGGCGGTGATCCGTTTCTTCCACCGGCTTTTCCGCTTCCAGAGGCATACTGTCAAAAATCGCTGTGTAAACGACAGTATCGCAGCTCGTTTTTGTGACTTTGCCGGAGTAATCCGCAGTGACCGTGTAACCGGTCACATACTGACTGCTGCTTTCTCCGGTGTACTGTGCGGTAGCACAGTAGCGCACCACGGCTTCGTCTGCTTCGGTTTGGTAAGCGCTGTCCCACTGGACATCTGCCAGCGTGAGGGTATGGCCATTGTCCTGAATCGTCTTGGGGATCAGAGCTACATCGGCATCCGACAAATTGGGATAGGTGCGCGTCGCTGAGAGGGTGCGTTTCTTTGTACCATACCCGTCCGCAGTTACCTTGACGCTGGTATGGTCCAGTGTCAGAACTCCGGTATGACCATCCTCTGTGGTGACCTCTTTCTGCGCGTCCAGTCTCTGGAGGATCTGCTCCATCTCTTTGGTATCGCTGGACAGCTTGACCGTTTCGCTGTGTTCTTTCGTATCTACGCCGATCTTATCCTCTTTCGTCATGTCCAAAAGGTAATACCGTCTGCCGTCGCGCTCAAAGTCTGCGACAGGGAGTTTTTGCGGGTCATCCGAAACGCTCAGCTGGTAGGTCTTTCGGATCATGGGATTCCCGGCGTCATCTTCGGTCATTTCCACCGAAGTGGGATAATACGAAGACTTATTGTCGGTTTTGGTTGCTGGCTGCTGTGTGGGATCTGCCGCGAAAGCAGTGACAGTCAGCGCTGCCGTCAGCACGAGCACGAGCGCCGTGCTGCGAACAAATTTCCTCGGTCTCATCGTGTTTTCCTCCTTGTTGTTTTTTCCGGCTATTGTGGATCGATCGCGTCATCGCCCCCTTTCCAGCGCTTTCCTTTTTTGCAGGTACTCATTCCAGTCCTTCCCGCTGCGGGGCTTCTCCTGCGATATCTCATATCCCAGTTCCGCGTATTTTTTTCGGAGCTGTTCCGCCGTTTCTTGTCCCGGTGTATCCATATCCAAACAAAGAACGATCCGCTTGATCTGGGGATTGTTCCGAAGATAGGTTCGCAAGGCGCCATCATACAGACCGCACAAGGCGACTGCATTGCAGCAGCTTCGGTGGAGGGTGTAATAACTCATAAGGTCGATAGGCGCTTCAAAGACTCGGACTTGGTCGGAAACAGGATCGCAAGGGATAGCGAAGCCAATGTCTTTGTCACTGCCGGATACATCTCCGCGAAACCCTTTCCCGTCGTGGTCATAGGTGCCGCGCAGACCTGCATATCTGGCTTGTCCGGTGTGATCTCTGCCAACAAAAACGCAGTTGTGATGGACTGCATCCTCATACAGTGATCCGCTGTTCATAAACTGACGGATCACCTGTGCGGCGATGCCGCGTTTGCGAAGATACGCGAATACGCGGCGGTCATCGGCATTGCGCGGAGGCAATGCAAACTCTTTTGACGGCTTGTCCTGCTTGGTGACTGGTTTTGTTTTGACGGGAGCGTCTCTGGGTCTGCCTTGAAAGGTCAGCAGGTACTCTACTGCCTCCGGAAAAGACTGGTTGCAGAAATGCTGTAGGAAAGTGATCGCGTCGCCGCCGATGCCTTGAGAGTAGCGGAACCAGGTGCGTCGATCCTTGATCCGCAAGCTGTCCATTTCTGCGGTGGTGTAGTACCTGCCGATGCGTTTGACCTGATAACCCAGATGGGTCAGCAGCTCCGGTAGGTCGGTTTCTCTGGCAGTCTGCATTTCTGTGTCTGTGAAGCGTCTTTTGATCTCGCTTGTCATTGTGATGCCCTCCTTTCTGGTGAAACGCAAAAAGCCACTCAGGGCATCCGAATATCTCGGATGCCCTGGGTGGCTTTTCCCTAAATCGTGTTCTTTTGTTTTGGCTTTTATGTGGGCTTACACGGCTTTATCTTCGTGGGGGGTGTCCGTGCCTGTGGGGACGGTCTCGTTGGCTACACGGGCGCGACAGGGGCCTCAGTGTGGGCGTTCTGCTCCATGGTGTTCTCAGCGCCTGCGTGAGTAGGTTCCGCACGAAGTCCTGCTGGGTGAGCTTTCCCGGTGCGGAGCGTCTCGCGCTCCATGTGACGCTTGATGCGCTGGAAGAGTTCCTCGGAGATTTGGAATGCCATGGTTCTGCCTTTTTTATTCTTTTTTTGCAGCCTTGGGGTTCGAGTCGCACCAGTCCATAAAAGGGTTCCGATGTATCTCTGAAATGTCGCCTCTCGCGTGGAAAAACTGATTTTCTCCAAAAAGCGTTTTTTCGAACTTTTCTCTGCATGAAACGGCGTTAAATATGCAAAAACACCGCACTTTCGTGCGGTGTTTTCGGTGCTGCATCTTTCATCAACACATTCTGGTGCGGACTACTGGACTCGAACCAGCCCTCGTCTTTTTACACACACAAAAAGTTTTAAAATCAGGCAAAAACCGGGCATTTTATCCACTTAAAGCAAACATATTTTGTTCTATAAAAAGTGCAAGTGTGTACTTTTGTGTGTACCCGTTTCCGTAGCCGCTTACGAATGGGTGATACAAAAGCGCCCGAAATAACTACCATTTTATGTCTCAGAGACAGGGCATAAATTGGTAGTGATTCGGGCGCTTTCTGCTGTCCCCATCATAGGTGCGCAGTTTTAGGTAGTGATTCTTCGCGATTTACTGTCCGGGTGTTTTGTGCTTGGTCAGTCAGCCCATCGCGGCGGCGAGTTTGCGGATCAGGTCGCTGCCGTACTTGTACGCCGCAAGGTAGTCCATCGTCTTGTCCTCCAACCCCGCCCGCTTTTGGAGCTGCGCGCGGTAATCCTCGTACTTCGGGCGGTACGCGCCCAGTACCAGCGACAGCTTGCGCTTGCGGCGGTAGACCCCGTCTCCGTTTGACTGGCTGCCGGTGTTGCCGTTGGAGGTATTGCCTTCGATGGCGGTGACATACTGCCCGCTGACGCTCTCGCAGATGCCGCAATGGTCGGTCTTGTACGACGTGCCCGATTCGGGCACAAATCATTTTAGGGCCTTGAGGATGTACGCGGCGATGTACTCTCCCCACGCCTTCTGCGTCGCGGGGCCGAAGGAGTTATCCACATCCAGCTCATAGCCGCAAGCGTTAAGAAGCTCTTGCAGCTTGCCGACCGCCGCGCCCTTGTCGCCACGCACTAACGTGCTCTTTTCCGCGGGATATTTCGGCACGCCGAAGCCGCGAATATACCGCCCGTTGATTTCCAACGTCCGATAGCCGCACTCGTGGCGGCTCCCCTTGTTCCCCTCGAACACCGTGAAGCTCTGCCCGTCGCAGGCGGTCACGATGCCCGTGTGGTTGGGCGCGCCGGTGCAGTCCGCCGCGGCGTAGTCCGCACCGTCAGCCCAATGGTAGAAAACCTGCTCGCCGACCGTCGGAACGTGCGCATCATCCTCGATCCACTGCCCGCTTGCCTGATACCACCGCATCTGCTCCCCGCAGGAGCATTCGACCGGGATCTTATCCGTCAGGCCGCAGAGGATCGCCGCCGCGCTGACGGTCGCCGCGCAGTAGTCGTCGGTGTAGGTCAGCTTGTGGCCGCGCGGGTGCGGGAGGTAGCTGTTGTAGGCGTCCACGATGCGCTTGTGCACCGCGTCGCCGCGCACGGCGCCGACCCAGCCCGTCATGGTTTTGATCAATTCGTCGCGCTTCATCGTCTCACCCCTCACAGGAACCGCACAGCGTAATACTGCCGCTGGTTGGTGTTGATCCTGCTGACCGCTGCGTGGATGGCGGCGACGTGCCCGCCGTCGAGCATGACGGCGTATTCCAGCTTGAGCTTGTCCCGCACGAAGGCGTTGACCTGCTGCGCGGTCATAGCCTTGCAGTAGACGCCGTAGAGCATCCCGCCCTTGTAGCCGAGGACGGTGTGGTTGGTCTTGCGCAGCACGTCGGAGTATGCGCCCGTAAAGCCCTCCGCCGCGGGGTCATAGCGGTCGAGCAGGCCAAGCCCACCGACCGCCCACACGACGCCGCCCAGCGCCGCCGCCGAGGACACGCGGGCAATGCGCACCGCGCCGTCCGTGGTCTTGTAGAGCACACTCTCGGGGCGAGGATAGTGACAGCTCCAGTCGCGCACGACCTTGCCGCCGCGCACGAGGATGGAGCAGGGCTGACCCTGCCAAGAAAAGCTCCCCGAGATGGCGTTGCGCGGCAGCGGCCCGCTCATGTTGACAGGCTCAATGTCGCGGGCGAGGATCGCGGGCTGTCCGTACAGCTCGACGTTAAGGGGCCAGCAGTCCGCGCCGAGCTTGGCGGCGATGTCGCTCAAGGTCTGGTTGCCGATCCAGCCGTTTTCCAGCGCCCCGACGGAGCGCTGGATGGCCTTTATCATGCGTACCTCTTCCAAGGTGGAACCGACCACATCTTTCATGCCGGTGGCTCCTCGTCGCTCCCGAGGAGCTTGTCGCCTGCGGCGTCCACGGCGTTCTTTCCCGCCGCCAGCAGCTTCACCAGCCACGGCGGCACCTTTGCGCCCATATTTACGCCGTGTTCGGCCAGACTGCCCAACTCCCCAATGATGTACCACACAACGACCAGCGGGCCGAGAAGCGTCGTATACTCAAACGGAAGCTTCACACCCGGCAGGTGCTCCAGCATCATGCCAATCAGCCAGTCGGCGACCAGCGCAATGCAGACGATAACGATCATGCCGCCCTTGTGCCACGCGCCCTCGCGCAGCTTCGCGCTGCTCCACTCCCCGCGGTGCGCCGCTGCGGCAGAGCCAACCAGCCAATCCGCCAGCATCAGCCCGATCCACACGATCAGCAGCCAGCCGAACCAGCCCCAAAAGGCCGTCAGCATCGCCACCGCCGCCGTGATCCACGCCTTGATCGCCGTCAAAGTATTGTTCTCCATCGTTTTGTCCTTTCTGCACGAAGCCACATCGGACCTCGCGCGGTAGTATTACGAATCGTATTAGAGCGGGGGCTATCCCCCGCTCTGCTCACTTGTTCAGCTCCATGAGCTTTTCCGCAATCTCCTCCGGGATGTGGCACGTCTCCGTCTTGACGCAGTAGCCGTCCTCATCGTAGGTGAGCTTGTACTGCGGCAGGACGTAGATCTCCGTGCCGGCGCGGGAAATGTCGCGCGCCATGACGGGCTGCTTGATGCTGGTCCTGATGCCCGAATTTTCGCTCAGACCGTAGGGCATGTCCGTGACCTCGATGGGTCTGCCGTCGGATGCTATTCTCTTGTAAGTAGCCATTGTGTTGTTCTCCTTTTCTTTGTTCAAAATTTATTTATCATCGTCGTATTTTTCGCCGGTGATCTCCTTGATGCTGCCCACCTTGCAACGGTCGATAGGTTCATAGGCGTTCTCTCTTTACGGCGGCAAAAAAGCCGCCTGTTTGATTTGTCAGCGGTTACGGCGCAGCCAGCGTCCTGCGCTCTTGAGGTTTTTCGCCAGCTTTCGGAATATTTCCATAAGCCAGAGCTGCGCGCTCTGTCCGTTTGCGGAAAGCCGCTCCAGCTCTCTCAGCATTTGCCCCCTGTGCCGCTTTGCACGGATGATCGTCAGCGGCGGCATCGGCGCTTTATCCGGCTCGCACGGCTTGCGCGGGCTGCTTTGCCCTTTGCGCGGCGGTGCCGGTCTGCGTTCCTGCGGCACAACGGCATCCTGCTCCTGCAATTCCCGGTAAATGCTATAAGCCAGCTCGTCGAGGCCGTCCATGCCGCGCAGCGTCGTCGGCTGAAAGCCGGTCATCGCTCCGATGTTGCGCAGCGCTCTGCGGATTGTGCGCAGCACCGTCGCCTTATCCACACCGATGAGCGAAGCGACCTCCCGCAGCGACAGCCACTCACCGTAGTATAGATACAGATAAGCAGCCTGCCGCGGCGTTATCGCCGAAAGAAGGAGATTTGCCGTTTCGCGGTCGGCGAGGTCAAGCTCTGTCTGTCCGCTTAACGCCGCCTGCGCCATTGTCAGCTCGACCTCCTCCCGCACGGCTTTCTTTGCGCGGGAGAGAGTACGGGAAACCGTGCTCTTCCCGATGCCGAGCCGTTCGGCGATCTCCGTCACGGATGCGCCGTCGCGGTTCAGCTCAAGGACCTTGCGCTGCCGTTCTGTCAATGCTTCAAGCCCCCGCTGTGCCGCCGAAAGCATCTGCTTTCTTCCGGCCTCGATCTCATCATCAAGCGAATTGTCCGCCTGCTCCCAAGAGAGAAATTGCGCGCGGTCTCCGAGGGACATTTCGCCGCCGTTCTCTGCCTGAGCGGCCATCGACACGGTTCTCGCTCGCGGCGCTTTGGCTCTGCGCGGGGCAATGGCGTGAAGCATCGCTTGGACATTCGCCAATTCTTCGCGTAGCATTTCGATCTCCAGCTCGTCCGCACCGTTATCGCGTGCTTCAGCGATCTGCGCAAGCAGCTCACTGTGCCGCTGGCGGAGAGCGTCGATTTTCTCGCTCATCGTCGTCTCCTCAATTCGTTAATGACTGATGCGTTCAGCCCTCCCAATCTACCCAGCCGTCCATGTAGACCTTGATCACACCGTCCACGCGGTAGAAGGCGTTGTTGATGAGCGGCACGCCCTCCGTGTATTCGATGGGATTGTCGGCGCTCGTGCCGACCGGATTTGCCTGCTCGACGTAATCCTTTCGGACGTCCACGTCGTTGACGGTGAAGATCCTCCAGTCAAAGCCGAGCTTGTCGCTCTGCTCCGTGCGCTGCGTGATGCCGCCGGCGGCCCGCACGAGCTTTCCGTCCGTGATCGCGCCCTTAATGGCGTTGAGCTTTTCAGTTTGCATCATAGGTGGCCTCCAGTTCCGCCAGCTGCGCGTTGGCAGCGGCAAGGTTTTCTTCGCTCTCGGTGAGCTGCGTATCCTTCTGGGCGACGGCAGCGTTCAGGCTCTCGATCTGCACCTGATACGGCGTAACATCGCCATAGCTCTGCTTGTCCGTGCGGACGGACACAACATAGGTCTTGTCTCCGTTGAGATAGCTGATATCCTCCAGACGGAAGGTATACCCATCCGGGAGCCAGCATCTCATCGCGTCATCGCGAGCCTTCTCGACCGTGATCATCGACCAGTCGACCTGCTCAATGGCTTCGATGGTGTTCTCGGGCCATTCACGATCAAGGTGCAGATGATATCTGCCGTTGAGATCGGGGCTGGAAATATAACTGCAGCGATGCCCATTTACTTTGAATTCAGGTTTGCTCATTTTCATTCTCCTCTCAGTCGTCGGAACCATAGACGGGCGTCAAGCCTTCAAATTGGTCCCAGGTATATTCGGCGTCTTCGATCTGTTGCCACGTCATTCCGACCGACTCCAGAGCGTACCAAGTCAGCCCCGAAATGATAAAGCGCAGGTGCGCCGGTTTGATGAGTTCGATCGCATCGGCAAGCGATGATCGGTCGAGCTGAACGAGTTCGGTCGTCGCCCCGCGGAATCGAAGGGTGAAGCTGTAATCGTTGTTTGTCTGGACTTCGGCGGCATAGCCGGTCATGGCTGTCGCAATGCCGCTCACCATTTCCTCATTAGTGTTGCCGCTTGCGACGAGATGTGTCCGGATCGCAGCCCTTCTCGCATCGTCCGAGGTCCCCGGCTTCGCCGAGATACCGACCTGCGCTTCCCAAAGCGGCAGCGCCCATGTGGCGGTATCGACAAAGAACTGTGCTTTCACATCCTCCACAAGAACGGCCAGCTCATCCGCAGTCAGGCCGAGTGTATCGAGCAGCGCCGCGGTCTGTGCGTTTTGCCGATAGCGTACCGGCACCTGTTCGCGTTGCATAGGCCCTCCTTATGTGACGGCCGTGGCCGTGATAGTGACCTCACCGAGCACGGGAACTTTACCGGCAGCGACAGCGAGCGCGGTATTCGCGCCATTAACGGTGAAGGCAGAATAGTCCGACACCCCCGCGCACCCCAGCAAGCAAGCCAGGAAGCGGCTGAAGGGGACGGACTGCGCCTCCGCAAAGGGTAGCGATGCGAGCAGCGTCCCGATGTCTGAAGACACCTCCGCGCGGACCTGTTCGAGCGTGTAGCCGTCAGTCATCGTGATCGCTGCGGTGATCGGAACGACCATCTCCTCGGCCGATACGACCGTTACCGTCGCGCCAATGGGCTTCTCGGCGCTGATGTGTGCTGCGCAGGCCGCGACGATCGCATCGTCTACCGCACCGCGATCCGCGCCGCCAATAACGACCTTTACCGTGCCGTTTCCATTCCACAGCGGAACGCACAGCGCGTAGGATACGCCGGCGGTCTCCTTGGCCCACATAACGTAATGTCCGGCATTGCCGCTTGTGATCGTCTGCGTACGCCGCTCGTGATAGCGCGTCCAGAGATCCTCATCGCTTTCCACATCTGCGCCGCCGGTGCCTGCTGCAGCGTTCGTTACGCCGCTGACGCCTGGCACGTTGACCGCCATCTGCGTGACGGTCGCCTCCGGCACATTGTAGTCCGCGCCGATCTCTTCCGCCGTGCAGAGCACTGATGCCGTCCCATCCGCGATCGTGATATTCTCTGCGGTAAGAAAGCGCAGAGCGGACGGTGTGCAGACAATCGTGCCGGCGGGGATCTCCGTACCGTCTGTACCCGTAAAGGTGACAGTAACGCTCGCCTTTGCGCCGCTCTGACGGCTCATGCCGATCTGCGCCGCGTGCAGGTCGAGATACTCGCCGCTCGATGCATCCGGGAAAATAATGCTCATGAAACCATTCAGCGTCTGACCGTACTTCCACATGACATAGGCGGCCTCGCTGAGCAGCACATTCGCATAACTTCCCTCCCGGGCGTCGATATCGACACCCTTTTCTTTGACGCGGGCGAGCATTTCATTCTTCAGGCTCTCCGGCGTCATTGTTTCAAATGGAGATTGTGCCATCTTTCAGTGTGACCTCCCCGTAAATCGTTTTCATCATGAATGATAGCTTCAGCTCCGAGCCAAGAAATTGCACGCTGACCTGATCGACCGCCTCAACATAGGGACTGATCATCAAGGCCTCTCGGATGCACCGGACCGCTTCAGACTGCCGGACGCCCTCGCTGTACGGCTTTCCGACCAGTGCCGCGATATCCTGCCCATAAGCGTGTGTAAAGACGTCGTGCCGGTACCGCTCGGTCTTGATCGCATTCCATGCCCAGACGAGCACAGCATCCGCGCCCGTCACGAATACCGGATTTCCGCCGCGCCAGATCGGCTGATCCCTTCCAAAGTCCCATGCGACCTCGCGCGGAAGCGGCAGCGTGCCGTCCGCCGTGCCCGAATCGGGCACGCTGATAAGCGGAAACAGGCTCATAGCTTCACCATCCTTTCGATAAGATAATAGGTCTGCGCGTCGCCGGAGCGCAGCAGCAGGACCTCGTCCCCGGCAGAAAGTGGCAGCTTGCTCTGCACCGCCTCCTCCGGGCGCGTAACAAAGGCGTCGCCGCGAACAGTTCCGCCGTTGACCCATATCTCGCAGTACCCCGCAAAGACCTTTTCCGGTAAGACGGCTTGGATGCCTCGGCCTTGCGCCGTTGGCGCAAAATTCGGGAAAAGGGATTCCGGCACGCGAAGATCCTCCCGGTCGAGATCCATGCCGTCGGCACGGATCTTCAGCGGAGAAACGGACAGGACCTTGCCGATCGCGTACCAGGAACGCTGCGTCTCTTCTGCTCGCCGTTCGATAAGCCGATTCAGACCAACAAAAGGGTCTCGCGCCGTTCTTTCCTCACTCATGTGATCTCACCTCCCGCCAGCGTCGTTGAGACCACATTCCTGCAGTTGAGCGTGAGCGAGCAATAATAGTTCCCCCGCTTCCATGTATGCACATCGGCGTCGATCCAGAAAACGCCCTGCAGGCCGGTCGCGCTCTCACGGACAACGACCGTTTCTCCGGTCAGCAATGCCGTATCGCCGAGCACGTTGACGGTGACGTTACGCTGCACCGCGCCATCCACAAGGAGTTTTTTTGCCTCGGCGGTGGCATCGGTATTCTCGCGCTGCGTGATGTGCCGCTCCATAACGCCGAGCAGCTTCTGCGTCGTGTCGTCGCCGGTACGGCGCAGGAAGTTTCCATTCGCGTCATAGATGGCCACGCTGTTGACGAGCTGCGTGGCGTCCTCCGTCGTCACGGCCTCCATCAGATTGCCGGCAGCCTTCAAAACTAGGCTTTCCGCGCTGACGCCGCGCTCCTTGACAAGCAGCCCCGATGGCGTATAGCGGATAGCGTATTGCTTTCCGCTGCTCTCCGATGCCAGCGCCCAAGCCGTCGAGATAATGCGGTCAAGCGCGACGCCGGAAAACTTTCGGTCAAGCAGCACGCCTGTGGACGGCAGACCTGCCACAGGGATGCCGCGGTCCGCGCACACCCGGCGAGTGATCGCCTCCGGCGTCGTTCGGACGAATTTGTATGTGCCGTCGTTCCGCTTGCAATAGATGCCGTAGTCGTAGCAGGTCAGAGAGATCGTCTTCTGCTCTGAGCCTGCCGTGCGGCGCAGCACGATGCCGACGAAAAGCCGTGTCCCCGCATCGTCCGAAAAAGTGATGATGTCCCCGATCTCCGGAATGGGCAGCCCCGCCGTCTCGTCGAAGATCATCTCCAGCGTGAGCTGCCTGACCGGCGTGCTCTTATCGCCGCTCCACGACCAGGATACCGCGAGGTCCGTGATACGCCGGGTACCGCTCTTTTTTGTCAGATCCAGCTCCATCTCAACCGCCTCCCATCAGGATGGACCTCGGCGGGATGCGGATGGTCTGCCCGACATAGATCAGATGCGGATTTTTGATGCTGTTATACTTGGCCAGCGCGTTATAGTAGGCGGCCGTACCGCTGCCGTAATACCGCCGGCAGAGCATACTGAGCGTATCGCCGGAGATGACCTTATGGGTGATCTCGCTATCCGGAGAGCCTCCTGTGCGTCCGGCGTTGCCGGTGTAGAAAGCCGCATAGGCGTCCGAAACCTCCCGCGCTTCGAGATCGATGTGCTCCCGCAGGCGGATGGTGCAGTAGACGTCGCCGGAGCCGTCCTTCTCGCTCTCGGTGACCTCTTCGATGTAAACGCTCGCATTGATCTCCGTGCCGGTGATGATCAGCCGGACCGGCGATTTCCCGACCGCCCATGCCTTGAGGATATCGAGGTAGTATTGAGGAGAGGCTACCGCGCCGGCCTCGCAGAAGGGATAGTCCTGCGCGGGCAGCAGGCAGGAGATCGTGCCGGCGTGCCTTGCGCGACCCCCGGGCAGATAGACATCTCCGAGCTGTGAGATGTTGACCGTTTCCATGTTCTTTCCTGTCCCCCACTCGTAGGAATCCGGCGTGACCGGAAGCGTCAGCATGACGCTGTCTTTGATAAGGCAAAACTGCATGGCATCAACCTCTCATTCCAGCCATCTCCATCCGCTGCAGCAGCGCCTGCGCCACGCGGTCGATGTCGGCATCCTCGCGGATCACTGTGCCGTTCATTATGATCTGGACGCCGCCGACACCGTTTTTCTCGCTGCGGGCCTCCACGGCCGTCTGCACACGCTCGCCCTGATGAAGGAGAGCCGGGAAATTATCATAGGGAACGTAGTCGATGCCGGTGGCATATCCGCCTCCGGCGTAGACCGCGCTGCGCGGAACTTCGCTGGGCGCAGTATAGCTGTCAGAGGAATCGGTGATAACATAGAAGCCTGCCATGCCCGCCGCGCGGCCCTTACTGAACTCCTGCCCGAGCGTATAGCCGGCGTCCCAGTACGAATCATTGAGCGCCGTATCGCCGCGCACCGAGTCGATCAGGCTCAGCTCCTGCGCGAGCACCTCGTCCTTACCCTCGTTGGCGTTGTACTCATTCATGCCGTCGATCTTGGCTTTCATGATGATGCGCCCCATCTCGGCGGCATCCCCTTCAGCCTCGGCAGTCTTGTATTCCTCACTGCTCATCGCCGCATTGACGGCATCACGGATGTACTGTTCCCTGGCATTCTCCAGAGACGCCTTCCACGCGCCAATGGCTTTGTATGCCTCCTGCATATCCTGTCCGCTCTCACCGCCGAGCCAGTCCTTTTGCGCCTCGAGGCCTTGCATACGCGCGGCGTTATACCCCTCGCCCATGGCATTGTCGAGCTCCTGCTGCAGGCCCTCGATGGTGGAGGTGATGCCGCTGAAGGTCTTGGACTGCGCCTCCATTGAGCCGGAAAAGCTCTCTGTGAGTGCGTCAAGAATGATCCGCGCGGCATCTTGGCCGGCGATCTTCCCCTTGGAGATCATGCTGTACACCGTGCCTTGATCTACGCCGTAGGCATCTGCGAGCATTCCGACCGCGCCGATCCCTCGGTCGTTGAGAATGTTGAGGTATTCGAGCGTCGTCTTGTTGCTGGACTTCATGCGGCCGATGGCGGTAGCAACGGCGTTCATATCGCTTGTGGACTGACCGAGCGCAGCCCCCGCGTCACCGATAGTCTGCAGCACGGGCAGAATACTGGTATCGTCATAGCCGTAGGTCGCCAGCGTCTTGCTCATGGCCGTCAGGTCATCGTAGAGGAACGGCGTGGTGTTCGCCATCTGCACGAGGTCGGCAAGATACTGCTTTGCCTTATCCTCACCCTTGAAGAGGGTGGCAAAGGAGATCTGGTCGGTCTCCCGGGACGCTGCCAGCGCGCTGCCGGCGGTCAGAGAGTCGGCCTGCTCGTCCAGCTGCCCCTGCACGGCCTCCTGCACATAGGACTTGAAGGAGGAATCGCGAGACTCATAGCTTTGCAGCGCGCCTGAGCCGAGGCCTACTAAGCTACCGAATCCTGCACCAATCAGAGCACCGACCGGACCCGCAACCATAAAACCGGCAGAGGCTCCGGATGTGGCCATAGAAAGTGCATTTGAAATAAGCATCCCGCCTTCACTTCCGAAAGCGCTCCCCGCAAGCGTTGTGGCTCCTTGAGAAAGGAGTTGCTTTGCACTATCGCTGATTCCGCTGATGGCAAGTGCTTGAACAATACTTTTGCCAAAATTAGCTGCTCCTCCGCCTCCCCCGCTGCCGGAGCGGTTTTCCAGCTTGGAGATCTCCTTCTCCGTATCCCGCGCCGCTTTGGCAACGACGTTAAGGTTGCGGACAGCGTTGTCATAGTTTGCCTGCGCCAGCTCCATCTTCAGACCGTCCGCGGCATCGCCGGTCTTCTCAAACTGCTTTTCCGCCTCCTTGAGCGCCTGCTGTGCCTTCTTGACATCGAGCTTCAGTGTGTATTTGTTTTTGTTGAGGGCATATAGCCCCTCCTCCAGACTGTCCACATCCTTGGTAAAGGCCCTTGTGGTCTTGGCCATGGATTTGACCGCGTCCGAATATCGGTCGGTCGATTTGATCACAATGGATGCTTCCGGCATAAAATCACCCCTTTCTATTGACTACGCTAAGGGAAAAGCATATAATAAGCACAACGAAAAGAAGGGAGTTATGCGTATGCTTTTTCTCTTTCTGCTGAGCTTTGCAGCTGCCGTGTTTTTTGGCGTGCGCTGGTTCAAGGTTCATTCCTTTGAATACCTCAATGGCATGAAGCCCTCCGAGCAGCTCGACGCCAGCTTTTGGCTCTGTATTGGATTTGTCGCACTTGCGCTCATCCTTGGTGCAGCCGCGTTCTTGTAAGCGCTCCTTCCACCGCCCTTAAATAGGGCGGCTTATTTTTTTGCGTTTGGTGCTCTTCACCGTCTTGCCCCCCGAGACGGGAGGAGCTTTTTTATTTGCCTCGTAGGAGGACAGCGCCCAGAGCAGGTCCTTTTCTCCCTGCGTCCGACTGTAGTAGTCGCCCGGCAGAATGCCGTGCCGGCTGAACAGGTAATAGACAAGGCCCAACTCCGGGTCGGAGCCCTCCATCAGGCGTTTTTTACTTCTTCAATGGTGATGCGGCGGTACCCGCTCAGCCGTTCGACCGCCGCGCTCAGATCGGCGATCTCGCCGGGGAGCAGCATAGCCTTGAGCGTTTCCGCCGGCGTCACGCCGCCGAATTTGGACTGCAGCGGCGCAGCCTTCAGGTCGGGGTCTGCGCAGCCGGCAAGCAGGATCTGCACCTCGCTGTCCTGCGTCAGCCGCTTCATGTCCTGCGTGCGGCCGTAGGGCAGCGCCTGCAGCGTGAACACGACCGGCGCGCCGGCGGCCTTACTCAGGCGCGGCACCTCATACCTTGCCGTCGGCAGGTTCTTGGATACATCGACAACGTCTTTCCCGAGCAGCAGATCGAGCACGGAAGGCGCCGCCTGTTCTTTACTGGATTCATGGATCGTTTTTTCCATCTTTCATACCTCTCAAATGGCACACATGCAGCGCCTCCGCAGATCTGCAGGGGCGCTGCATAGTCGGTTTAAGCGTCGATGACTTCCCAGTCCTCGAAGGTGAACGGAGCCTCGATCTGACCCAGCCTTGCGGCCTCCCAGTCAGCGAGCGTCAGGTCGTCGAAGCTGATGCCCTTGAGCGCAATGCGCTGGTTGCTCGGATTGTCCGGATCGTCGAGGTTCGTGATCATCGTGTGGCGCAGATCCTTGCCGGACTTGAGTGCGTCGGACTCCGCCGTGATCAGGCGCGAGGTGGCGTTGTAGATGCGCACGGTACCCGTACCGGACAGGCCGGTCATTTTCTTGCCGGCGATCAGGGTGCGGCAGCGCGGCACATCTTCCTTGGTCTTGTTGAGCTTGGCCTGGCAGCCATAGCACTCGGCGACGAGCTCACCGTCAAGCCAAAGACTGCCGTAAGTGCCGCTGCGTACCAGCGCGGCTTCCAGAATTTCAGGCATATTTTCTCCTCCTTCTTATCAGACGGCGTCTGTGACCTCGAACACGATGTTGAAGTCCTCCATCGCGTCGAGCACCCAGCCGTAGAGGTTAAGGAACACGTAGCTCCCCGTATCTTCCTTGATCACCGCCTCGTCGGACAGGGCGCGGATGCGGGCCGCCTCATCGGTGTCGCCCGCGTCGCTCGCCTGCTTGACGAGGTAAGCGCGCGCTGCGTCGGCGTCCAGCTTCGCGCCGGAAGATCCGGCCTTGAGCACGTTGGAGTCCTCCAGCTGCTTGAGGTAGTCGCGCACAGCGGTCAGCAGGATGCACTTGTTGTCGTAGCTGTTCGCGCACTTGCCGAGGTATTCGTCCTCGACGGCCGTCATGGCGTAGTACCGGATCAGATCGATGGCCGCGGTCATCTTGATCTTCTTCAGCGCCTCCGGCTCGGTCGCGGAGAGGGTGGTCTTGCTCGTCACCGCGCGGCTGAGCTTGCGCACACGGCCGTCGTCGATGAGAAAGACCTTGCCGGCATCCACAGCGTCGTCAGGCGTCGCCGTAGCGGTCACGGCAGTTACCTCGCTGAGCACGGCATAGGTCGCCGAGCAGTCGGCGGGCGTGCCGGCAAGAATACCGGCGATTCGGGAGCAATACGCCGCCGCGGCATAGGTCGTGGAGCCGACCACGATGCCGGAGGACACAAAGTTGATAATTCCCTCATCGTCTGCGGCCGTATTCGGCAGCACCGCCTTGCCGATATAGCGCAGCTTGCGCTGTGCCTTTACCAGCGCGGCCAGAGCGGTCGCGTCAGCGGCGGAAATGTCGACGGGGCCGCAGAGGTAGTCGTAGCTGTAGTTCGCCAGAGCGCTGAAGCCAGTGGCGATCTCCGCCGCTGCGGCGATCACGGAGACGTAAACCACGCTGGGGCGGTTGATGTGGCCGATCATCGCTCGTTTGATGTAAGCAGCGTTGTCGGCGCCCAGCGTGCTCGGGATATCGCTCTCCTGATAGATCGCGTGCACACCGTTTGCCTTGCTGTCGCGGATGATCAGCGCGACGACGCTCTGCGAAGTGCGTGCGGCAACGGTGCGTGCTGCTTTCTTGAGCGTAAAGGTCAGTTTGGGAAGACCCATATTGCATTTCTCCTTTTGTCAGATTTTTTTGCCGTTGACGGTGAGCGAGGTACACAGCGTTTTTGCCGTTTCCCCCGTCTGGCCGTCTGCGGATTTTGGCGTCATAAAGCTAAAATCGATGAGAATGACCGCTCGATCCGGCTCACGCGGGAGGCTCTTGAGCGTTGGCTTGAAGCGCCGGTCTCCGACCTTCAGAACGCCGCCGAGCAGCGTCAGACATTCGTCCACAACGCCGCTGAGCCGCTGCCACGAAGATTCGTAATGCTCATCCTTTTCATCGTAGGCCGTGAGCGCGATCTGCACTGCGCGACGGTCCGTATAACGGCTCGCGTCGCTGCGGTCGTCCTTCGTGACCTGCAGCCAAAAAGAGGGCCGGTCAAAATCCACCGGGCAGACGTCCAGATATACCGTCCGCGCCGGCCACTTCTCCGTGAGCCGGGCATTGATCGCATCCACGATGTCCATCGTCTTCATCCTTCGCCCTCCAAATAAGCCGCAGCCTTTTTCTCGATCTCCCGTGCGCCGTCCTCCTGCAGCTTCACAAGCTCGGACGCAGCGGTCATCTGATACATATACTTGCCCGGGACACGGCTCTTGCCGCCCTTGGTCAGGTGACCGCCCTCGAGCGCGTTCGTGATATAACCGGCAGCATACCCGCTCAGCTCCGTTCGTGCCTTCGCGCGGACTGCCGCATAGCCTTTCCCGGAGCCGATGTACCGCTCCTGAACGCCGGCTACGCGGCCGGTGCCGCCGATGCGGCGCTGCACCGCGGCCAGCATCACTTCTCCGGCCTCTTCAAAGAACGCCGCCTTTGCCGCCTTGACAGCATCCGGAAAACCCTCCAGCTTCTTCACGGTCTCATCAAGGCCGCGGATCTCAACACTCTGCATCAGGCGTCCCACCTGCGTTCGATCACATACTCATTCTTGTATGGATCGAGGTCGAGCACCTGCCGCACAGTATAAGGGGGCTCTGTATCCTGCTGTACGAGGTCGCCGGCGCGCAGCATGATGACCTTCGGCGTGACCAGTACGCGCTGCTGCAGCTCTGCACGGTACACATCCTCGGCGTCGTTTCGAAAATATTTCTCCGTCAGCACGCCCGGAAAGGTAAAGCCCGGGACTTCAACCGCCGTCGGGCGGTTGAGCGCATCGCGCCCGGTGCGGTCCTGCGGCTTTGCTGTCAGCGTCACGCTCTCGCACACCGCGGCTTGAAGCTCCTGCCGGTCACGCTGCTCGGAAAGCTCGATCGACGTCAAGAACAGGAATTTGCCGTTCCAGCGCATAGCTTCATGCAGCGTGAGCCTGCTGTCCGTGCGAATGGTGAGCTTTGCACCGCGCGCTCTCGTACCGGCCGCCGAAAACAGATTGTCGCGGATATCTGTCTCCACATACGCCGGGCAGGTCCTGCGGATCGTCCAGGCATAGGCGGCGCTGTCCTCATCGTGCATGAGCTGGAGAATATCCACCTTCTGGTCGAGGAGCGACGAGAGATTGGTGTTCGTTCCGTATCGCATTCTATTCCTCCACGCTCGGGAGCAGATTCACGCTGTGCATATCGAGGATCTGCATGACAGTCGGATTGCGGCCGGTGTACTGCATCGTGACCTGGCGGTTGTCGATCATCTCAGCTGCAACCGTCTTTATGGCATACCCCAGCTCGGCGGCCACTTCATAACCGGTGCCCTGCTTCTGCGCCGCGGTCTCATCAAGCTTGATGCCCGTATAGCGCTTTACAAAACCGATGGCCGCAGACAGCGCCGACCGGCACAAATCGCGGTCACTCGCCGGCAGGCCCACATATTCGTCCTCATCCAGACACAGCCTTGCAAATACGGCGGTCTCTTCCGCCGTGACATTAGGAATGCACAGCATCGCGCCCTCCTTAAGTATCCGAACCAGCGCTCTCGGCTTCGAGGATCGCATTGATGATGTCCGCCTTGTTCCAGTTGGACTTTACATCAACGCCCAGCTCCTCCGCCTTCTGGCTCAGCACATCCTTGGTCAGGCTCTCAAGCTCCTCCTGTCTGTCGGGCGGATCAGCCTGACCGCCGGCTTCCTTCTCCGGCTCAAGGTATCCGTCTGCGACAAGAGGGGCAGCGATGTCATCGCTGACATCGCGCACCTCGCCGCGGCCCATCGTGATCTCGCCGGCAAAACTGACCGTTGCTTTATACTTCATGACCGCCTGCTCCTCTCTTAGCCCCCGGGCTGAGTCGCAGCCTTCATGGCCATCGCCGCGACCATCTGGTCATTCTCGATCTTGGCATCCATCTCGAGCCAGCAGATCACGCCGATCGCGTGCTCATCCGCGAACTTCTCACGCAGCACCTGCACAGAAGGATTCTCCGCGACCTTGACGGCGAGGCCCTTCGGGTCGAGATAGAAAACCGGCTTCTTACCGGCGGCGATCTCCGGCATGTTCTTGGAGGTGTAGACGGGCTTACCGAGCAGCGTATAGCCCCACTTAGAGGTAAAGTCCTTCTGCAGAAGGTAATTGCCATCGCCGTCCTTGAGCTTGCGGATCGCGCTGCGGGTCTTGCGCGTCATCAGCCAGATGCAGCCATCCTGCAGCTTATCGGGGATGCTGTCCTGCAGGTCGATCAGCTCGTCGGAGGTGATCGCGGTAGACGCAGCGGTCGTGACGGCCGCGCTTGCCGAAGAAAGGCCCTCGATCTTGCTCGCAGTGCCGTTGATCAGCTCGTTCTCGATCCAGTCCGCAGCGGCCTCTGCCATCTTGCGGATAACAAAGGAAACAATGTCGAACTTGGAGTTGTTGACGAGGGAGATGGACACCTTGGACAGCGCACCGGCGAGGAAGCCGGACAGGGAGATGCTGGTGGTCTTGCCGGCGGTGCTCGTCAGCGCAGAGAACTCGGTAGCATAGGCCATCGTGATCTTCTGCGTGCTTTCGTCATACTTGGGGATGTTGAGCGTGCCGCCGACATTGTAACGGGTCGCCATGGAAAACAGCGGGGAGATCTCGATGACCTTCTCGATGATCTTATTGGCGATGCTCGTGGGGATCACGGCGCCGTTGTCGCCGGTGGTCATATTGACCGCCGCACGGGTCTCCACATCGGGCGCAATGCCGCGGATATAGCACTCAAATGCGCGGGTCTCCACTTCCTCCTGAGAACGCTGCTCCGTGCCGCCGGCAGGCTTGTCGACCTTCTTCTGAGCAGCTTCCACGACGCCCGCGGCCCCGAGGGTATCCTCGATGGAACGCAGTTCCTGCATGATGGAAGCATACTCGCCCTGCTCGGCCTCGTTGAACGAGCGGGTCTCGGTCTGGCAGGTCTGCACCATGCCCTCCAGCTTGGTGATCAGCTCCGTCTGGCGCTCTTTATACTTCTTGACGTTGATAGGGATCATTCTCTCATTCTCCTTTTCATCTTGTAGATTTCTACGGTTTTAGAGGCGACGAACATCATGGATTCGTCACTTCCGGTGATGGTGTGGGTCTCTTCTTCGACCTTGCGCTCGGTCTGTCTGGCGTAATCGACGCCCTCATCGCCGACCATTACGTCGACGCGGTACTCCACGAGGATCTCATCCTCACCGCGTGTTTCGATGCTCGTGGCAATGTACGCGGGCGTCTTATCGAGAATGGAGACCTCTCGCAATTCGAGCTCATGGAGCGTGCGGTGGCGCATACCGTTGTCATCCGTGCTCCAGCTATCCTGCTTCTTGACGAAGCCAAAGGACCAGCCGCGCAGCTCCTGCTTCTCGGCCGCCGCAACAACTGCCGGATCTGTGACCGACGGCGCGACCGCGCGCAGACCAATGTTGTCCTCGCGCAGCTCAACGGACTTGTCCTCTGTGGAGCCGAGGATCGTCCTGTGATTGAACCGCAGTTCGATCGGGCCTCCGGCCGCAATGGCTTTGGCAAAAGCGCCCGCCGCGATCTTTTCGATATACGGGCCGCTGCGGTCATGCAGTACGCGCGATTCGCGCTCGACGACATTGACATAGCCGCTTACGCACACGCTCTTTTTTCCTGCTTTGTCAGCTCTGATTTCTACCTGCAAATTGCTTCCCTCCTTTCTCGATACTGGCCCATTCCTTGGTGTTCGGTGTATAGATCATCTTGGTATCGGGATCGTAGATCACGGTATCCAAGCCAAGGCGGATAAATTTAAGCCCCAGCGGATTGCGGCCTTCGTCATAGCGCACCTCATCGAGCTGCAGCCAGCCGTTTCGGACAGCGATCTCGTAGGCCTGATAGCGCGCAAGCATATCCGTTCCATCGAGGGCGTCCATGTCGATCTCAAAGGCAAGCGCGCCCTTCTCGTTCTCCAGCAGGCAGAAACGGTTGAGCGCCGTCTGCAGCGCTATCACGACTGGCTTAATCGCGAAGCGCACGGTGTTCTTCAGATCTTCAGCCGACGCGCCGCCCTCAAAGATAGACGGCGCGATGCCGAAGAGGTGATAGATCTCACGAGCGTTGGTGTTTTTGTTCTCGTTGAGCTGACTGTCCACCGCCGTCTGGCCGGCATCTTGAAACTCAATGCCGTCGTTGAGCACGGCGACGGTCTCATCGCTGTCGCTGCTGTAAAGCATCCTCCAGCCCTTCCGAAGCTCATCGACCGCGCTCTGCGTCAGCTTTCTTCCCGAAGCAGCCTTTAGGAAGCCTTTCTTTGCGCCGGTACGCACCATGCGGTTCTCATACTTCAGCGCATTGAGCATCAGCTCCAGCTGCATCGGATTTTCTGTGACGAGACCGGTGCCGGTCGCGCCGTCCTTCGTGTTGCGCAACAGCCGGAATATCTCATACGCACGGTACTGCCCGCCGCCGATCAGGAAATGCGCTGACTTGAAGATCGGATCGGTGCCGACCTCGATGCCGACCTGGATCGGATCGACATAGAACAGCCCCTCGATCCGGTTTTTGACCCATGCGACGTAGGTGTAGCCATTCCCTGCAAGCAGATAGTCGCGGATTAGCGTGCATTTCCAGGAAAAGGCATCAAGAAGATCTCCCGTCTCCTGATTGAGCAGCCCCAGACGGTAATCGTCGGTCACTTCCGTCGATTTCCCACCTTCCGTGCGGTAAAGCCGGATCGGCAGCGAAGCGATTGTCCCCGCGACAAAATTGACGCTGCCGCTGACCGCCGGAATATTCAAAATGCTCGCTACCGTCACGGCGCTGCCGCCCAGAGCGGCCCGCAGCGAGATGTCCAGATTCTTATCATCGAATGCCTGCTCGCTGCGGATCTCGATTGTTCGGCCGAAAAGCCTCATTTTGTCACCTCGTACTTCATCAAATCACGATCGCGCCCCACTCAAGAGCCTCTCCGAAGAGCGCATTCTGCTGCAGCATGTGGACGGCGTTGATCAGCGCCACCACCATGTCCACCTTTCCCGCCGAGCGCTTTTTGTTCACATACCGGTTGAGGTTGGTATCGAAGGTGCAGCGGGCATTTTCAAAGTTGATCTCCAGCAGATCGTTGGCCTCATAGGCAAATTTGCCGTCCGTGATCATCTCCGAGAGCCATTTCGTCGCCGGATGCAGCACGCTGGAGTGCTGCTTCACCTCGCACACCGTATAACCGGCGCTCGCCGGGTGAAATTCGTTTGCTTCACGGCCGTTTTCCCATTTCTGGGCAGAAGAGAGGCAATTCATACGGTCGAAACCGAGCCCCATGACCGTGACGCCGTATTTCGCCTCGATGTTAAAGACGAAATCCTCGACCACGGCGTAGTCGATCGTCCGGTCGCCGCAGGCAATACACTTCATAGCGCGGATAAACTGCCGGTAATCGATTTTTTCAGCGCGGCTCTTCTCCTCGATACGCCCTTCCGGGACGAATGCGACGACATCAGCGAGGATTTTTTCACTTTCCTCGTCATAGGCTGCCATCGCAACAGAGGTGTTGTCGTTCGTCATGGACAGGTCGACGCCAAGATAGACTTCGCGGCCGGTCCAGTCAATGTGCTCGACCTTGCAGGCCTGCACATCCGCCACAGGGATATACGTCTCCGTACCGATGCCTTGGTAGATGATATTACAATGCTTGCAGAGGAAGTTTTCGCGCCGACCCTCGACCTCGATGGCAGCTTGGCGCTTCTGCTTCAGGTCCTCCATGATCTCCGGTACTTCCAGAGCAAGAGGATTTCCGTGCATCAGGATCAGATCGTCGCTCATCCAGTTCGTCGGATCGTCCGGCTCATAGAGCAGCGCGAAGACCGTCTCGTCGTCAATGATGCTGTCGAGGATCTTTTTGGCATAGCCGATTTCATCCTCAAAGGGATTCTTGGTCTTCGGATACTTCGTGGAGATCACGCAGCCGAGCTTGTTGAGGATCGTCAGCTGACCGGAGCGCATAGCCTCCAGCGCGTATGCATTCGGCAGCGCGCCAACCTCGTCGGCAAGGAACACGCTCGGAAGCTTACCGTCAAGGCGGCTCGTCGAGTAATTAAGCGGAAAATATGTATTTTCCTGCACGTTGCAGACGATAGAATCGCGCAGGATCTTGAACTTGTCTTTGCCCTTCAGCTTCCCCATCAGCGCCGGCGAGCTGCGGATGATCTCTTCGATGGCTGTTTTTACCTCACGGGAAAGCGAACCATCCGGCGCAACGGAATAGAACTTGGAAAACTTCGGCTCTGTGAGAAGCAGAAGGATAAACAGCACCGCCACAAGGAAGGTCTTGCCGTTCTTTCGGCAGATTTCCAGGATGGCCGTCTGATACCGACGCTTTGCGCGGTTGCTGCGGTACACGGTACAGAGCACCGCCACGATGAACAGCCATTGGAAGCCGGCGAGCGCCTCCGCCACCGTCTGATAGGCTTTCAGGCCCTTCGGCATCACCAACAGCCTCAGCAGGCGCATAATCTGATCGAGCTTATCTTCGTCGATGATGTACTTCCGACTCTTGCCGTTGGCGACCTGGATAAACTCGGCGCATTGCAAGATCACATATTTCGGGGCCTTCACCTCGCCTTTGAGCACCTTCTGCGCATACCGGTAGGCCGGGTGTGCTTTGATCACTTATCGGCGCCCCCGTTCATGGCAGTTGCGAGCGGATCATCGGCGTCGGCTTTTCCCTGCGCCGCCATCAGACCCATCTTGGCCCGTGCCGCGGGAGAAAGGCACAGCTCCGCGCAGCAGCGCAGATAGCTCTTTTCGTAGCGCTCACGGCTGGCCATGAAATTGGCGCTCGCCATCAGCTCCGGCTTGCCGTTGATCATGTCGTCCATGCACTCCTTGCGCTCGATGCTGATGGCGAGGTTCGTGAGCATATAGACGTCGCCAGCGTTGAGAATCTTCGTCGGCTTCAGCAGGGCGAAGACTTCGCGGAAGATCTGCCGCTGCCGGTCGTTGAGATATTCAGGAGGCTCCAGCGTATCCACGGCGTCGCCGCGCAGCTGCTCCTCCGCATCAAGGCGGGCAGCCTTCTCAGCTTTGGTCTGGTGGCCGCTTTTCACGGCCGCACTCTTCGCTTTTGGCATCGCTGTCTCCTCTCTTGGAATTTCGTTGCAGGAAAGTGGTGTGCCCCGAGGACTGCTGTTCGGTCGAGACGAATGCCTCCTCGTCAGGTCGGGCCCCACCGGGGGGATGTCACAGCAAGCTCGTGCAGGTACTCGCGCGGTATCTTGCCGTCGTCAGCCATCTTGTGGTGCCAAGGACATGCGGTGATAAGGTTCTCATCATCCAGCCTGCGATCAAAGCACTCGACCAACGGCTCGATGTGATGCACCGACAGTCTCACGCGAACGGCCGAATAAAGTCTACCGTCATAGCGGCCATATTTGCCGTCGTTGCAGATCCGGCACAGGTGGAAATCACGCTGCAATATCGCAGCCTGCTTTGTTTTCCACGCATAGCTCCTGCGGAATTTATCCGCCTGCCTCTGCCTCGGTCGGTCGTATCTCGGCTTCTTGGGGCAAACATATCCGACAGGATGCGACCCGCCGCAATATGGACATGATCTCAGCATCACTTACTTGGCGTTAAGGGTATAGCGCACATCTCGGTGATACCAGCGCTCGTAGTAGCGGCGCGTCAACATTTCCAGTTCCTTTGACTGCCGCCGCATCGTTTGCAGATCCACGATCCGCTCCTTCAGCTCACGAATCTCTACTGGGTCTTTGCTCTCCCTCGTTCGAGCCCGAAGCTCATTGATTCGCTTGCGAAAGATCTCTGCATCATGTCGGTACATAGCCGACATCTGGTATAGCGTCATGGCAGACCGCCCTTTCGTAAAGAAAAGGCCGAGAAGCTCTTCCCCCAGAGAGCTCCTCGGCCACCCACCGCGTCCATCTGTCATTTCGCAGTGAGCCGTGGAGAAAAAACCGCTCCCCCATACTCAGCATAACACTGCTTTTGAGCCCGATGTCGCCAGTCTGGTAACACCATAAAAAATTATTTTCGTCCGATAAGGTTGTCGATGGACGTGTCGAAGAAGTCCGCAAGCACGATAAGGTTTTCTATCGTCGGGAATCTTTCCCCGCGCTCATACCTCGCTATCGCACTTCTGGTCAGGCCGCACAGATCCGCCAGCATCTGCCGTGAGAGGCGGCGCCGTTCTCTCATTGACTGCAATTTTTGCGGAAAGTATCTCTCTGGCGATTGACTGCTCATTTTCGCTCTCCTTCAATCTCGTTACTTCCCGGTTCAGTTCTGTGATAGCCTTCTTTATACGGATCTGGTTGCGGACCCACAACAGCGCGGCAATGATCCATAACGCGGCCGCCGAGTATTGCATCACTTCAAGCATCATTTTGATATTTTCCCTTTCCCTCAAAAGTTGTGAATTTGTTTTGGCCTCAGAACGTTTTTTTACCGTAGGTGTCTATAGCTTGGGTAAAAAACGGTGCGCGCCGGAATGAAAAAACGCAGCATTCTCAGCGGTTTGATGGGCGTTGCGGAGTATCCCATTTTTGCCTCTCAAAATAGCCCTAAAATCGGATATGCGCAAGGGCCTAAAATAGTTGCGTTTTTCCTTTCCTGAGAGGCGTCAAAACCCTCCCGCGCCGCTGCCGGTGCGCTCGAATTTTGACGCCCATCTGATGGGTGGGCATAGTAGTCAGACGAAGCGCGAAAAATTGCAGATTTTTTGCCCCTCAAAGCCTTGATATTACTGGCTTTTACACCCGGCAGGTCATGTGCAGCACCTCAAGCCGAAAAACAGGCCGTTTTTGGGTACTCATCTGCCGGGTGTCAGCCGGCATAATCGAAGCACTCCAACCCGACAGAAATCTCGCTCTCAGCTTCCTCGTCGACCGCCACATACACATCGCCATCGACAGGAATGGACAGCTGTGAGCAGTCAAGGCTTTCTCCGGTAATGCTCTCATAGGTTTCCTCGTCGATCTCCGTAATTTTGAAATATCGCGGCATCTTCAATCGCCTCCATCCATCTTCGCCCCGCAGTTGGGGCAGTAGTTGGCACAAAGAGGCAGTACCCCGTCGCATTGAGAGCATCTGGCATAGAAACCCCCGTCGTCAACCCTATGTCCATGCACCACCGGCGCAACATCAGCGGCGGGTTGACGTTTGACATACCTCATGAGAGTTTGTCCTATAATCTCCCCCATACCTCTATGCTTCACGGCAGCGGAAATATCGGCTAAAAGCGCATCCCGCTCAATGTAGTCATCCATTGTCAGCCCTCCTATTCCATGCTTCTTTCGCTTTTTCAGGTAGATATGTAAGCCCAGATGTTGCGCAACACATATTGCATACCACGGTGTACGCCCAGCGCCTTCCTTCCGTATCTACGACAGCTTCAGGGTCTACGCTTATGGCTGCCAGCCCCCCGCAGAAAGGGCAATGTTTCAGGTCAAGCATCCTTCATCGCCTCCAATGCCGCTTCCGCCTCCTCGCGGGTAAGAAATACGGTTTTGCCGAACTTATCAAGCCACCGGACAATGTAATCAACAGACATAAGTGTGTGCGCCGAAATTACAGGCTTACGGTCTGGAGGATTAAAAATCCGGTACACCGTATCACCCACCTTGCACGGCAGCACTACGAGCCTGCCGTCCTTGTCGGCCTCGGTCAGCTCGCGCAGGCGGGCAACGCCCTCCTGTTCCGCATCACGCATTACGATGTACCGTAATTCCGCGTCTGCTCGCGCAAATTCGGCACAGCGTTCCGGCGTCATGCCCGTGTCCTCGTAGGCGGCAAGGCGGCTCCACGCCGCTTCTTCCCACTTGCAATTCATGGCGCAGTTTCCTCCAACTCCGAGGCATTCGGGGCCGCGAAAATGTGTGCAGCAGATACCGTTTTCGTGCGATGTTTGCTTACTATGTTCCGTCAATCGTTCCATCATTTCCTCCTCACGATTTCATACCGGCTCACGAAGCGCCGCCGGCCGTACCAAAAGCAGGTGCCCTCCTCGTTGCAGATGACGGTGGCATCTGTAGCAAATGTGCAAGACTCTATATAGCCGCCAACACTGGCCTGCAGCTCCTCAAGGGTATTGGGTATATCACGGATCTCCGGCTTTCCGCCGGGTGCTTTGTAGATTACTCGCATTTTACTGCACCTCACTTTTTCCGTTTACGCGACTTCACGAACGCCTTGCCGCAGGTCTGGTACTGGTTGATTCCTGGCCTGTATTCCACGGCTACCGGCGCACCGCAGACCACGCAGGTAAGATCGAAGCCCCATTCGGTCTCATTGGTCATATACCGTGATCTCTTCCCACACTCACAGTTGGCATACACCGGCGTCATGTTGTTCGCGAGAGCTGTATCCGCGCCGCAGTCGTAGCAGTGATACACGCTCATGGGCTTCTTCGCGCAGAAGGTCTTGGTAGCGCCGCAGCCGGAGCACTTGAGATGCAGAAAGCCGCCGTACTCCACCTGCTCGGGTTCGCGCTGAGGCGAAGAATCTGGCTCTGGTGCTGGTATTGTCTCTGCCGAAAGAGACTTGACAGGCTCGGTCGCGGCTTCCACTTCCGGCTGCTCCGGTACCTTCAGTTCGCTCACGAAGTCATGGATGCGCCTGCGGAGTTCTTCTGCACACGGGCGACAAAGATCGAAGCCCTCGCAGCTCTCGAGCGCATCCGGAGCGATCTCCGTGCTGCAGCGGTCACAATAGGTCATTTCAACCGTCTTTTTCATGATGTTATTCTCCTCTTCGTTTTCTTCTTTCGCAGCGCCGCTTTGCTGATCACATCGCAGACGAGCAGTCCGGCGACGGTCAACTCCTTATCCGGCTGGATCAGATGGTTTTGGTTTAGCCGGGCCATCTGAGCATCGGTGATGAGCAGTAGATTATCCAACGTGATATTGGTCTTGTCACCGTCCGCAAAAATCAACTTGTGTCCCTTCGGAATAGGACCGTTTACGGCTTCCCAGATCAGCCGATGCTTTGGAGCAAAGTTGTCGTTGCAGAGCGGACTGCTTGGCCGCATCTTGACCTTCACCTCGACATAGCCGTCCTTGTTGATTCTCTCATAGCCGATTGGCTTGGTATTGTGCGGAAGGTGTCCTTTCTTAAACTGGGTCTCCGCCATGCGGCCGACCGTCGGCGTATGCTTGCCCTTATTTGCAGGGATGTGACCTTTCTCAAAGCGTCCGGTAAGGCCGCTGTTGAGGTGGTGATTTCTGTAATAGCCATTGAGCTGCGAAGCGGTATAGCCGGTACCAAATTCCTCGTTCAGCTTATCTGTCATCTCAGTCGGACCGATGCCGACATGGTTGGCCATGATGTACCGCACAATCGGCTCCGGAAATTTCTTGGAAAAGTAGGTCGCTCGTCCTTTCGGCAAGCCGCTCGGAAGATGGTGGTTGCTCCGATACGCCTTGACCTGTGGCTCCGTGATATAGCCATTACCGAACCGTGCGTTGATAAGCTCCGTGAGATCTCGGTCGTTCGTACCGGAAGCGTGCTCGGCGACGAAGGTGTGCAGCTCCGGCGGATAGATACGTTTCGGCATGGCTCAATCCTCCAGCATCGCGGGAACGGTGAAGTCCGCGGACAAGCTGTTATCGGCGATGACCTTCGCTTTCAGAGCAAGCGTACCGTTTGCAATGATCTGAGATGCAACGCCTGTGATGGCCTTCGCACGGTTGATCTCCGCAGTCAGCTCTTCGCCTTGCAGGTCCTCATCGCTCAGACGCTCCAGTTCAGCAAAGAGGTGGTTGTTCAGGTCGGTCAACTTATTCTTCACGGCGCTTTGCCTCCTTCTTTTCAAGCTCGTCCAGCACCTTGTCGATGCGCTCCCAAATATCATTCGGAACACGGTAGGCACTATTGGCGATGGACTGCAGGACATAACTGGACACGCTTTTTTTGCCGACGTAGTGTGCGAGGATGCGGTAGGCATCTGGGCCCTTACGTTCCCGGTATGCCTTCAGCCGGGCGATGATCGCCGGCTTGTTGATCTCCATTTCTTTCATCGGGGGAACTCCTTTCGAGGCCGTCAAGCACATTGACAAGCCTCATAGCATTTTCGGGGGTAGGATCTTTTCGGCAGGCGGTCTTTGCCGCCTCGGTCAGCCGGATCGTCGCGGCGCGGGCAAACGCACATTTCTGTTCAAAAGCAGCGACTGCGACCGCTTCATTCCGGGCCTTGACGATCATCTTTTTTTCGTGAGACGCTTGCGCACGGTCGATGATCTTCATACGGTGAGACCGGTAGAGGTGCCGGAGGGCCTGGTAAGCTGCCTGGTCATAGATACTCAGGCCTGACGGCATTTCTTCGTTATGCATGGCAGCCTGCTCATAGGGCAGGGCAAACTCAGGCATGGTATTCACCCAGTCCGAGATACCATGTGAGGACGTCCACCGCCGACTGCCAGCCGTGGCAAACCACGGTGTAATTACCCTCCAGCTTCAGACGTTCAAGCCACCAGTTCTGCGCGTCGTTTGCGCGGCCGGTCTCGTTCTTCATCTCGATGTAGAGGCTGTGATAGCCACCGCGGGCGACAGGCAGGTGCAGATCCGGCACGCCCTTTTTGACGCCCATCGCCTTATCTACAGCAACCTGTGCGGCGCCCTCTTTCGTCTCGTTCTTGATGTGGTGCAGCAGAGCCAGCTCCGGGTACCGCTCACGCACGGCCGGCTGTTTGGACCACTTAATCACCGCCTGCTGATGGCTGGATTCACTTGCCATTCTCAATTACCTCCACAAAGCTCACCGTCTTATTGCTCTTGATATCCTTTTCCTTTCCCTGCCGGACGGTGTAGCCGTTCCTGGCAAGGATCACGACCATCTGATCGCGGTCTTCTACTTTCGACACATACAGCTTCATCATCGTTTCCTCTTCGGTTCGTTGAATAAACGGTTGAGTATCTGATTGGCCTCGCTCTTGCTCAGGCCAGCAGGGTCATACCCCTTGCAGCAGCGCCGGATAATCTGCAGCTGCTTTTCTGATGCCGGCATACGTCCCCATCGTTTGATAAGCGTCAGGTCCCATAGGTATCGGCAATCTAAGAAATCTCGGATCAGACGGCAATACGCCCGGTCAAGAGCTTCCTGCATACCGCAGCGAGCTCCATCCGGCATATTGATCATGCCAAGGGCATCCGGACAGGGAATGACGATCTTCTGATTTCCCTTCAGGGAGCAGACGAGAGAACCATTCGGCATTTTGAAATAATTGACATCATGGGTGTTGTACTTCTGCCCCTTTGCCCAGAGATCAACGATCTCGATATTGCGAATCCAGCTCTCCGGTGCATCACTGGCGGCCTCGATCTTTGCCGGCAGGTCAAAAATATCGCCCACCACTTCATTGGCCTTGCGTACCGGCACATTGGACATATCCAGCCCGAGCAAAGAAGGTGCCGTGCAGAGCGACGAGCGGCCCGTAATGCCGACACAGTCGATCAGGTTGAGCTTTTCCTTGCCGGGGTACAACCGGAGGCCACGTCCGACCATCTGCGCATAGAGTGATTCAGACTGCGTAGGGCGGGCAATGATGACCGTTTCCACGCGGGGAATATCGGTGCCTTCGGTGAAAACCATGCAGTTCACAATGCAGGGGATCTCTCCGGCAGTAAATGCCTTGATGATGGCGGCACGATCCTTGGTCTCGCCGGTAACTACCACAGCGCCGGGTATCCGTTTTGCGATTTCCTCCGCATGGTGGACGCTGACAGCGAAGATCAGTGTCGCGCCGGTGGCTAACTCGCGGTATGCCTGCGCGATCGCGTCGGCTGTACCTTCCATCGCTTCGTCCAGCTCACCGGGCGCGTAGTCACCCCGCTGCGTGCGGACTTGGCTCAGATCGTAACCAATATTGACGCGCCGGCAAAAGATATTGCAGAGATATCCGTGCTCGATGCCCCAGCGAAGATCTCTCTGAAAGATGATCTTGGAGAACACCGTATCCAGGCGGACCTTGTCTCCGCGATTCGGGGTAGCGGTGAAACCGATCAGTTTCTCCGGCCGGAAGTGGTCGAAGATCTTCCGGTAAGTATTCGCTGCGGCATGGTGCGCCTCATCGCAGATGATCAGCCCAAATTCATCCGGTCGGAAACGGTGCAGGCGGCGCACAAGAGACTGCACTGATGCACTGACGACCTCCTCGTCGTAGCTCTGGAGTGCCGCACGCTCGACGCCGAAGGAACAGTCGAAGTATTTACGTGGCTGCTCTACCAGCTCCTCACGGTGGGAAAGGATCAGCATACGCTTACCATGCCGCGGGAGGTTTGCAAAGGTCACCGTCTTGCCGAGCCCTGTTGCCATCTGAGCAAGGTAGGCACCCGGCGGCTGCGCATCGATCGTGTCGATGCAGTCGATTTGATAGTCTCGTAATTTCATTTCTTGCTCCTTTTGTGCGTAACTGCGGAGCATCGCGGAAACCATGCTCCGCGCAACAAAGCCTTGCGGCACAAGGGTTTGCGGGTATGTGCGGAACTGCGGAACATAAAATATGAAAATTTCCTCGCCCTTTGCGTGTACGTTAAGTTTCCGCTAATTTCTACACTCGCACAAACTTTTCCTATAGTGGTGTATACCGTGTTCCTCAGTTCCGCGCCCCTCTAAAAAACGCCGTCAAAGCCTTGCGGCACAAGGGTTTGCGGGCGCGTAACAGATGTACCGCATTCTTCCGCGCTTTTCCGCATTTACAGCGGCAATTCCTCGCCGCTCTCCTCTCCGTCTTCGGAAAGAAGAGGTAGGGTCAGACAGATGCACTCCGCCTGTACGCCGTTGATGCGTTTGCATTTGGTCATAGCACGGCCACGCGTTTCAATCAGACCAGCTTCCTTCAAGTGAGACAGCGTGGCAGCGGTCGAATATCCTGCGTCAGAGAGAGCACGTTCAAAGATCGGCCGGATGATATATGCCTTTCCGTCCTCGATACTTCCGTAAACGTCGATTGTTTCCGAGCGGCCGACCATGTGATTGCTGTTCTGCGCTACCCATCCGCAGAGGTATTTATAAGCGCGGTCACCGGCTGACACTGCCGCCTTGGACGCGAGAAATTCGGAGATCTCTTCCACGGTGATCGGCTTCTGCGTGCCGTCGAAGATCCACCGGCACGCTAATTCGTCCGCGAGGACGATCGCTGCGGCCGCCATAGCCTGTTTCTCAGTCGTGTCACGATCGCTCAGATCCCGGAACAGTTCTTGATACCGCGGTGCAATATGATCGATCACGCCCGGCTTATAGAGCTCCTCCACGAACCGTTTGCCGGCATAGCCATAGTTGCGCTTGACCATACCGGAGACATGCATACCGTCCTTTATAACGGCCTGAGACGCTTTGCATTCGATGTCAATAACGCGGTTGACCGCACCGGCGCCGGAGGCTTGTCCGGTCAGCGGGCTTTCTCCCGTTGTGAGAATACAGTTATGCCAGGTCGGCGTCAGATCGACGCCACCGGCACGGTTGCCGCGGGTTCGTCCAACGCCCTGCGCAAGCTTATAGACATCAAAATTCGTGCGACCTTTGCTGTCCTTGGCAAGCTGCAGCTCGTCGAGGCACAGCGGCAGCTCATTGAGAAACGCCGCGGTCTTTTCAAGGCCGACGACAGTGCCGTCAAAGGTCTTGACGTAGTTGCCGATAGCCGGATCTCCCCAAACGCTTGCAGCCACCATCAAAGCGACGGTTTTACCGGTGCCGGAGTCAACGCCCCAAAGGTGTACGAAGAACGGCAGACATCCGAGTGGCTCCAAAAGAACACTGGCAAAGGATGCCGCAAGTATGATCTTCGCTGTCGTGGACATTGCACGCACCTCTGCCGCCGTTTCCAACCATTTGGTTTCAGAGCCGTGGCTCCGAACCGTCTGGAACATGGCAGCAAAGCTGGCATCGCCATCGAAGATCAAGCCGTCCACAAAGGGGGAAAAACCTTCGTCCGGAATGTACCCGAAGCGTCCGATGCTTTTCCGTTCGGGGATCACATCATAGTTGAGGTTTTCGATGTCTGATATATACTCCACAAAAGCACGGGCATTCTGGCTTGTGACCGCGATGCCGCATCCGGCCAGCTCGGTAACTTTATTCGTATTGGCGAGTACAATCTTGCTCACGATGATCTTGCGCCAAATGGCGCCCTTACGAAATGCAAGCCTCAGTTTTTCCTCGCTGGTGTCGATGTTTACCAGCCGTTCGACAGGAAGGATCGGATGCGGACAGGCAATGACCTCTCCTTGCCCCTCCGATTTCCGTATCCCACTGTCGTCCGCTTCCCATTTTCCAGCGTCAAGCTCGATCGGCTGGTTCTCAAAATTCGTGGGATGCTCTGCAATGTAAGCGCCCCGTGATGCTCGGATACTCTGTTGGTAGCGCTTATACATGAGCTTCAGGCCACGGAAGCCGATGCTTGCGGCGTATTTGCTCATAGCTTCGATCATGCGCTGCTGGAGGAATGGATCGCCATTGCACTTCTCCAGCTCTTCATACGGCGTAGTAGATTCCAGAAAATCCTCTGCCGTGTAGTTCCACTTGGCTGGTTTTTGCATATCGTTTCCCAAAATTCACTCCCCCAAATGTTCATCAAGCCAGTATTCAAGGCTTGGTAGTCGTTTTATCGCCTCCGCGTACAGCGGGTGGATGTACCCGGCAGCCGCATCCGCAGCGTCCGGTGCAAACAGCTTCTTGACCTGCCACCAATAGCAATGCTCAGCCGTCTTTCCGCGGTACTCTCGATCCGCTGCCGCCTTCCTTTCCGCTTCCTGCCGGCGGGCAGCCAGTACAGCGGATACCTCTGCCGCACTTGGCTTTTCGCCGGTCAGTCCAAGGGAAAAGTCTGCATCGAGGCGCAGGCATGCCTGTCGGAAATTGATGTTGAAGAGCTTCATCACGAAGTCGATGACCGTCGATCCCGCACCGCAGCCGAAGCAATGCCAGCCGCTCTTTTTCCCATCGTAGACCTTCAGGCTTCCGTGGTCGTCGCCGGTGTGGAACGGGCATTGAATGTACCCCATGCGGTTCGGATGGAAGCCGTAAAATTCAACGACCTGACGCGCGGTGAGGCGCTCTTTGATCTCGGCTGCGAGATCAGAACGGCAGCTCGCCATCGTCTTCGAAATCGGACGCGCTCACATCGACCGGCGCACCGGCGGGACGGTAGCTTCCGGAAGCGGAGTCTCCGTCCTTTTTGCTGTCGCCGAAATAGATACTGTTCACGATGACCTCGGCGCTGCGGCGCTTGTTGCCTTCTTTATCCGTCCAGTCGCGGATCTGCAGGCGCCCTTCGACCACAGCCATGCGGCCTTTGGAGAAATACTTGTCCACAAATTCTGCGCTGGACCGCCATGCGACGCAGTCAATGAAATCCGTTGCGCGGCTGCCGTCCTGCTCTTTGAAATCACGGTCCACGGCGAGGGAAAACGACGCGACGGGCGTCCCGCTCTGCGTATGGCGCAGCTCGGGATCGCGCGTCAGGCGCCCCATGATAAAGATCTTATTCAGCAAGGTAATTCATCTCCCTGTAGTCCAGAATGGCCGTGAGGCGCTTGGTCGCCCGGCAATAGGCGCAATGCTCGCAGCGGCGCGGCTCGACCTTTCCCTCCTTGATGGCCTGATACCGCGGCGCGCGGTCCTCGACCTCAGCGAGCTTGGCCGCAAGGTCATCGTCGTTGATATAGAGGGCCGCCAGATCCGGAGCATCCTCCTTCGTACCGACGGCGAGGATAAACGGCAGAAAGTGTCCCTCGATGGCCTGATAGATTGCGCCCTGAAGGTCATAGCCGTATGCCTCGATGAACGGAAGGCGGCAATGGTCTTCCTCGGACCAGACCTCTGCAGTATCCCGCATGATTTTCTGATCTACGATGGCGCCATCGCAGAAGCCCAGCGCGGCTGCCGTGTTCGGCCAGCGGTTGGCGATCACATTGCAGGTATCGGCGTCGAGCAGGCTGTCGATCTTGACTTTGAAAGGAACACCAGCGATTAAGCCGGTGCGGATGACCTGCTTCTTTCCCGACATGAGCATGGAATAGAGTTCATCCGCCTGAAGGCGGGCGACGATCTCAGCGGCCTTGACATACTCCGCCTTGAGCGTGCCGTCGCGTTTGAATATCTCCGGATGCTGTGCCTGGTAGAGCGCCAGCTCACCGGAGAACCAAGCATCGATGTATCCGCCGATCAGAAACGCCTGAGATGTCGGCGGTGTGTACTCTCCACGAAGCTCAGCCAGCGCGGCCGCTTCGCATTTCTCAAAGGCTTTGAACTGTGTGGAGCCCATATAGGCCATGTTCATTTCCGGAGAATAATAATTCTCCGGCGTAACCACAGGAAGGTCCATTACAGCACCTCCTCAGTCTCGGTCGCAGCTTCTTCAGATGGGACCGGCTGCTCTTCCTGCGGCGCTGCGGCTGCGGTCACTGCATCCTTGCGCTTCTGCGCGCATTCCGCACAAAGCGGAACACCGTAATGCTTTCTCGTGTATGCGGCAAGCCAGCGGGCGTCTCTCCCCATTGCGGGAATGATCTCGCCCTCACAGTCCGCACAGGGCGGTACGGGCTCCTGCTTCGGAGGGCGGGGCTTATACGGCCGGATACGGATTCCGTCGGTCATACCGCCGTCCTGCGGATCGCGGACGTTATGGTCCACATAGAGTTGGATCTGCTTGCCGACCAGCGTGGAAGCCTTGGCATCGCCGAACAGCTTACGCAGCGTCTTGCGGTTGGTGGAATTAACAATGAGCGGCCGCACCTGATAGATACCGGGCACGCGCTCCTCAGCAAAGGAGAGCACATCCTTATTCTCCTTGCCGCGCTGGAGCGTGACGGAGCCATACCACAGGCCGGCAATGGTCAATATCGGTTCGGTCCCGTCGTCAATGTCCTCGGCGCCCAGATACTCGGAATCGCGCATCTGCCCGAGGCGTTCATCGCCACTAAGCTGGCGGAGCTTATCCTTCGTCATCATCTAAGTCGGTTACCTCCATTACATTGGAATCGGTCACGCGCGTTGCGATCAGCTGCAGGCCCTTGGTCTTGCACTTGGCGTAGAGCTTTTCGCGGCTCTCCTTATCAAGGCGCTCGGCACCATCGATGAGAATGATCTGAAGCTGTCCCGGCTTGCTCACCGTGATATCCACGCACAGCTCCAGCAGCTCACCGTCGGACAGATTGGAAATGGGCAGGCCGTGGATCAGCGGGACACCGTCTTCAACGGTCAGGCCGTCAACGGGGATCGTCGCGGTCTGCAGGATCGTCGCCGGCAGCTCCCGCGCAAGCTCGATTTTGCGCGTCAGCTCCTCGGATTCCGCGGTGAGCTTCCCGATCTCTTCCTGCATGGAAACCATGCGCTGGTACTCATTGAGGTGCTTACGCATAGCCTCAGCCGTGTCGATCTCCCTGGAAAGTGCGGTCGTGTCAGCAAGCTCGCGGCCGATATACTGGTCTGCAATCCCTGCATCGCGCTCCAGCTTGGCTTTCTTTTCATTAAAGCCGGAGATGACCACGCGCACGCTTTCCTCCCTGCGCTCATCCAGTCCGGCAAGCCGTTCCTCATACAAGCGGATCTCCGCCTTCAGGCGCTCGATATCCGTGGTGAGACGGGTACGGTCCTCGGAGGTCTTGCGGTCGATGGCCGCGATGTCAAGGTCGCGCTGACCCTCCAGCCCGCGGAGCTTCGCCTCGTGGCTGTTCCGGAACGCTTTGGCGCGCTCAATCACATTGTTCTGCTCCTTCAGACTCTCCAGCTCACGGTACTTCTCACCGATGGGATACGTATTCCAATGGTCGAAATCGTAGCCGGAGGGGATGTCCTTTGCGATGTCGGAAACAAATGCCTGCTTGTTGCGGATGTCGCGGTTGATATTCTGGCGTGACTGGAAATAGACGCCATTTTCCGCCTGAATGTCGTGCAGGACCTCAAGGATATGCTTGGAGTAATCCACGCCCTGCGGGATCTCGCCGAACTGTTCGCGGATCCAGTTGGTATCCCACGCAAATTCGATGAGGTTGAGAATGACGCGGTTCTTTTCCTGCCGGGAGAGCTGCGTGAACTCGACGGGGTTGAGCTGCAGCGGCGTGAAGATCTGCGAGAGGAACTCCGCCGGACGCGTCTGAAGGAGAGATCCGTCGCGCACCTTGACCGTGCCGGCAGACTTGGCGGGCAGGGCCTTACGGTCGATGGAGAGGCCGGTGTCGGTCTCAATGATGATTTCGCCCTCATCGGCGCCCCGATGCACGATATAATCACGATCTGAGCGGTTGGTGAGGGCGTAACGGATGGAATCAAGGACGGAAGTTTTGCCGCTTCCTTTCGGGCCGGAGATCTCCACAGAGCGGCCGTCGAGCTCTGTCTCCTTGATCCCGAACAGATTTTTGATTACAATTTTGGTCGTTTTCATTGACAAACTCGCTTTCTGCCCTTACAATAGGGCGCAACTAAGGATTGGCTTGCTGCCGATCGGTCCCCTGCAGGTGTGCGAGACCTGCAGGGGATTTTTTATTCTCACAGAGCGACGATGACCTTGCCGCTCTCGATCTCAGCAGCGAGATTTTCCTCGAGGAACGTCTTGATGGTGTTGCGGGCGGTCAGACGCCACATACCGCCATCCGCCTCGATGAACGAAATGCCGCGGTCGCTGATACGGATGAGGAAGGTGCTCTCCGGCTGCTCGACCTCCTGGAAGGTGCGGTAGGGGCGGAGCTTGACGATTGGACGGATCGCCTCATTGGTCTGGAGCGCGACGCCCTTCTGCGTGGTTACGGTGGTGGCGACGCCGTTGTCGTTGTAGATGACCTTGGCGCCGAGGGAGATATCATTGACGAGCTTCATCGCATAGAGCGAATCCGGCGTTTCCTGAAACCGAGTACGCAGCGCGATCTGCGCCTCCTCAAAGCCAAGCGTCACCTTTGCATCCCAGCCGGGGACATCGGTCGCGTCGGCCGAATAGAAGACAGTGCGGTGGCAGCGCTGCTCGTAGTCAGGCTGGGAGAAGCAGATCACATTGGTGGGCGAAGGAATATTGACGAAGAGCGCGGGGGTGTTGGCATCCGCCAGATGGATGGCCTCGGTGCGGATCATCTTCACGATGGAATCGAGGCTGTGCAGGGGAACGGTGTCCGGCGCAATGGGAGTCTCAATGACCTCCTGTGCACCCTTCGGGGTGATGATATATGCGCGAGCGCCGAGGTTCTGAGTCTCAGGGCGCATATTCTCGAGCACATACTGAATGGCTTCTTTGAGCATGGGGATGTACTTCCTTTCTTAAAAACTAAGCGGTGTGAATGAGCTTGAGCATGGGCGGAGCTTCCTGCTCACCGGCATCAACTGCCAGCTGCCCGGGGATCTGCGGGACCATCTCAACGATGGATTCCTCATCGGCGACATAGAGAGACGTGGTGACGGGATTGGTCGCGGCCAGAGTAGACTTGGCCACGCAGCTCACAGCGATGTTCTGGCGCGTATCATCCGATTTAAGCGTAAGCGTAATGGTGATTTTGCGTGCCGCAGTCGCCGAAGTATTGGGATCAAGAATGTTTTCGACTACTCTGGTCATCTCATAGTCCGCACGTTCCTTGATGGCACCGCGAGCCATATCGATGATCGATCTTTTGTTGAGGTTTTCCATGTGCTTTTCCTCCTTTCTTGCGTAATAAGGACGCCTGCCCTCTGCCGGACGCCGCAGCCGGGAGGGTAATCCGCTGCGGTACCGGCGTTAGAAAGGAGACTAACTGAGCGTGCCGGGAACACGCCCGGCAGAGGGCAGGGTCTTTTTATGCGCTGAGAATGTTGCGGTGCAGGGGATCGTGCGGCCGCATAGAGTGCAGCAGCTCCTTGACGCCCTGAGCACCTTTCAGATCAGCAATGAGGGAATAGGTATTTCCGTGCCGGCGGGCAAATACAGCGCCGCAGAGGGGGCAGACATGAGCATTTGTCCCGTTGATCTCAAGTGCCATCATGGCACTATCACAGAATGCACAGCGGATCATTGGGCATCTCCCCCTCCCTTTGCGAATCTGCCGAGGGCGCTCATGTCAATGGTGATACCGTTCTCTTTCGCCATCAGATCCTCAATAGCCGGACCAGCGGCGGAACAGACCGCGCACAGCACAGGAAGCGGGGTCTTGGTCGCTTTGGCAACGCTGACGCTGAGCATAGTCCAAAGCATCCGTATGTCGTCTTTGTGCCCGGTCAGCAGTACACTGAGGCTGCCATTTGCATCGCGCTCGATTGAAACTTTGCAATCCTTATTCATTGCCGCCTCCTTCCTGGACAAGAAAGACATAGGCCGTCCGGACGCCGTACTCGCGCGCGGTCTGATGATCCGCGAAGAACACGTCCAGGCGCTGGGCTTTGATGGCGCCGCCGCAGTCCTCGGCGACGTACCGGGCACGGCTGCCATCAGGATAAATGACCTCGATGGTCGTGCCGTAGGGAATAACGCTCGGATCGACCGCAACGGTGCGGCCTTCGGTGGCCACCGTGCCGGTGGCCGTGATGCCGTCGTTCTTTCCGCAGCAGCGGGAGCACGGGCAATAGGCCGTCAGCTCAAACAGGCCGAGCGGCTCAGCGGTGAGATCCGCACAGCCTTGCGCAGGCGTGTCCTCGCCGGGCAGCTTGTCCTCTGCGGCCTGCGGCGCGGTGGGCGGTGTATCCGGCATGACCGGCTCATCCAACGCGGCCACGGTGGTCAGCAACAGAATGACGATGACCAGACCGATGGTGGCGCAGATGGTGTCACGGGTGTTTTGGCTCATGCGGTAGCACCTCGCTTTCGGTTTGGATCTGGGAAATATAGATGAAGCTCATCCGGCTTAGCCCGGCAAACTTCTAATGTCCGATACATTTCGCGGATATCCCATGCTATTTTGCCGGACATCCGCAGGCTTATGGCCGTCGGCGACAGGCCCAGCGCATAAGCCAGGTCGCTCTGCGACAGGCCAAGCTCGCGTAGTCTGGAAGCCAAGCGGCCGTAAAGAGGAATTCTCATAGCTACGGCTCCTTCTTCTCCGGCGCCGCAGCGTCAATGGCTCGCCTTACAATCTCCAGAACAATGCGGCATTCTTCATAGCTGATTGCGGTATCGGCTTTTGTGAGGATATCGAAGATCCTTGAAGCCGCTTTCATCAGATTCGCCATACGAACGGGGCGTATGTAGTAGCCGCGCTCGGCCACAACTTTTTCCTGCTCAGCGAGCAGTTTTTCGGTAGGTGTCATAGTGATCTCCTTTCGTGGTTGTTAGGGGATATTGCCCTCCTCTCCGCGCCGTGATAGAATGGAGGCTGGGAAGGAGGTGTAAAAATGAATTGGTGCGTACACATTTGTCAAAACGGGCATGTTGAAAGAGAAGCACATTGGATTGATGGTGATGAATTTTGCGAAAAGTGCGGCTCGAAAATGATTGATAGGTGTCCTTCATGCAATCATCCCATTATGGAATGGGATTGGGGCGGCCGTGTCGTTTTGGGCATACCGTCATACGAGCGCGCGTCTTACTGCAAACATTGCGGGAAACCGTATCCTTGGACAGAAACCGCTCTTGAGACGGCAACCGAGTTGATTGAAGAAGAGGAAACACTGGATCCAGCACAGCGCGACAAGCTAGTGTCTTCGTTGCCGGACCTCATTGCGGAAACGCCAAAAACGCAAGTTGCTGTCGTTCGTGTGAAGAAGTTTCTCACATCTGCAGGAAAATTCACCGCCGATGCTATCCGGCAATTTGTCATTGATTTTGGCTGTGAACTGGCAAAGCAGCAGTTAGGAATTTGATCCCTCTTTTTCCTTTTGAAAGAGCCTATAGCTCGGGCACTCACTCTGCCCGCAGTTATATGGCTCTTTTTTTACCCAGCAATCGCAAATCTCACGCAGCTTGGTTCCACAAGCTCTGCAAAAATTTGCGGCTTCGCTGTTTCTATTTCCACACTTTTTGCAAGGTACTGTTCTCTGCCTCTCCATGCCGTCCCTCCTTTCTTTTGGTTGCCCTCCCTGCCCTGCTGTGGTAGACTGGGCAAAGGGAAGGATGTGAAGTTATGCTTACACATGAACAATACAAAGAATTGAAAAAATACTTGAGCGGGCCTATCGCTGTTGGCGGTTGCCCTTATGAAGACTTTTTTCTTGAACAGGGCTACATAGCGCCCGATGATCTTGGATGCCGCGAACAGTCGGGTGTCATATCTATCGGTGAGGCCCTGACTTACAAGCTGACAGGCAAGGGCATGGTCGCACTGGATGAGCGCAGGCGCCGCGTAAAAGGAATTTGTTTTCAGATATCCCTCGTGCTGTTAGCCGCGCTCCTTGCTGTCGTTTCCGCTCTTATTGCCGAGTGGATCAAACCCGTTGTTTTCAGCGAACGTGATGAATTTTGCCCAGAATTTGTTGAACAGGAGCGCGTTATAGCCCCGCTTTCCATCAATCTCGATCTCGGGCAATAAGCCGCTGTCTACCGCGGCAAGCATAGCAAGTCCTTTCAGCGAGATACGCATCGCCGCGCGTTCTGCCGTCTGGCGCTGCTTTTTGCTTCTCATCATCTCCCCTCCTTTCTGTCGAGCACCATTAGTGAATTTAATTCACGCGTCGTTGAAAAAAATATAGTTGATTTCTTCGGAAGTCAGATTGAGTTCTCCTCTGAGGACCTTAATCTCACTGGCCTTGAAATCACTCTCACCATTCAATTTGTTGTAAAATGCCTGTTCAGATATGCCAAGAGACTTGGCAAGGCCGCGATATGTCTTTCCGGCTCGTGCTATGGCCGCTCTCATCTCCGCAGTATTCAAACTGCATCATCTCCTTTCGTCTTGATGGTGAATTTAATTCACATCCATATATTACCTCTGGTGTGAACCATTGTCAACATATTTTTATAGAAATCTAAAAAAATGTTGACACAAATTCACGCTCATGATATATTGCATCAATGAGGAGGGGACTTCAATGGAATTACACGAAAACATTAAAGCGCTCCGCACTTCCCGCGGATGGTCTCAGCAGCATTTAGCCGATCTTGCAGGGTATGGCGACAGATCGTCTATTGCAAAAATAGAATCCGGCAAGGTCGATTTGCCCCGTTCAAAAATTGCAGAGTTCGCTAGAATATTTGGTGTGACACCTGCTTACTTGATGGGTTATAGTGATGACACATTAGCACTTTTGGATGCCATCGTCGAAGAAAACAAAACCGGCCGTCCCGCCGCTCTGGACGAGATCCGTCGCCTCTTCGGCACGGAGCACTCCACGCTGAGCACCTATATCTGCGATGATAATAAAAAGCTCTCTGTGCTGTACTACAAAGCGGTGGACCGCTATGTCGCTCCCCCCCTGACAGAGATCATCCGCTCCGTCGATTGCCTTGACGCCCGACAGGCCGAGCAGATCATGCTTGTCGTACACGCCTATCTGAAGGCAGAGCAGCCGATCCGCGATATCGTAGATACTGCCCTTCGCCCCTACATGCAAGAGGACGCGGATTTTTGCGTGTTCAGCCACAATGCCGGATAATCTATGTAGACTTTCGGAAATAAAAAGCCGCCCCCGGTGTTACCAGCACCGAGGACGGCAATGCGCAAACATATCCCCTAACAACCACGAAAGAAGAAATAGCCGCAATCATAAAAGATACAGGCCTATCCGCGCCCTTTCATTTTACCACGAGAGGGCGCGGTTGGCAAGATGAAAGGAGTTTTTTATGGCAGAAAGAAAAAGCGAGGCGGCGTGGATCGAAAGCCGCAGCCGCTGGCAGATCAACGTGCAGGCCGAGGGTGTGCGCAAAACCTTTACCAGCTCCATGCCGGGGCGGCGCGGGAAGGCAGATGCCGAGCGAAAGGCGGAAAGATGGCTGGACGATCACACATCTGCGGAGCGAACGCGCGTCGATGCTCTCCTGACACAGTATGTTGATTATCTGAAAGAGACCAAAAGCAAGACGCACTCCTCCCAGTACGAGGGATTCGTGCGTCTCTACATTCGCCCTGTCATCGGTATGATCCGCATGAACAAACTCACAGAGGGCGACCTTCAAGCCGTGATCGACATGGCCTATTCCCAAAATCATCTTTCCGATAAGACCCTCCGTGATGTGCGCGGCTGCCTGACGAATTGGTTAAAGTGGTGCCGAATGCGGAAGAAGACCGCGATGCACCCGGAGGGCATCACCATTCCGGCCGGAGCCAAAAAGCCGGAAAAGAAGATTGTGCAGCCGGAAGATCTGAAAAAGCTATTTTTCTCGAACATGACGGTCTGGCGGAACAAGCCGGACGAGGACTGGTATATCCACGCCTACCGCTTCGCTGTCCTTACCGGTCTTCGCCCAGGGGAGCTTCGCGGCCTCGAGGATCGAACTGACATCACCGATCTGAAGGTGGTGATCCGCCGCTCTGTCAATGTCCACAACGAGGTCACCCAGGGGAAGAACAATAACGCTCGCCGCACATTTGCTCTGGAGGAATACGCGCTGGGGGAGATCAAAGCGCAGCGTGCTATGCTGCACGCCGTAGGGATCGTGTCGCCATACCTTTTCCCTGAACCGGACGGTGGGCAGCTGAACTATAAGAATTTCTATCGTGCGTGGAAGCGATACTGCGGGGCGAACAATATCCCTCCAACGTCACTCTACGAGCTGCGGCATACCTACGTCTCGATCAATAAAGAAATGCCCATCGGCCTGAAGAAAATGGTGGTCGGCCACAGCAGGGACATGGACACGGAAGGCGTGTACGGTCATCAGCTTGCCGGCGATATGGAAAAGGCTGCGAGCTATACGCACGCCGCCTTTGAGAGCATCATCAAGAAGCAGGCATAGCCGATTTTTTTCTCTCAAATAAATTTCAAGTGTGTACTTTTATGTGTACTTGAAAAAATAAAAAGCCTTGAAACCGTTGAGTTTCAAGGCTTTTCGTTGGTGCGGACTACTGGACTCGAACCAGTGACCTCATGCGTGTGAAGCATGCGCTCTAACCAGCTGAGCTAAGCCCGCAAATGGTGACCCGTACGGGATTCGAACCCATGTTACAGCCGTGAAAGGGCCGTGTCTTAACCACTTGACCAACGGGCCATATAACGCACGGGATGCTCTCGCATCCCGTGCTCTTTGGTAGCGGCACCTGGATTCGAACCGGGGACACTTCGGGTATGAACCGAATGCTCTGGCCAACTGAGCTATGCCGCCATATTCTGCCCGACAGGACAAGGGACAGTATAACAGGGAGAAGGTCCGTTTGTCAATAGCTTTCTCGTAAAAAATCAAAAAATGCGGCACAGCGCACCTTGCAAAAGTCAAGAGTAAAAGCAGAAAAAACTAAAATATTTTTTCAGAAGGCTTCAAGCGGCTTCGGCGACGTATCTTTCAAAGAGCGATCCGGACGTTTCAAAGCCTAAAATCTCGCGCGGGTAATTGTTGATCCACGTTTCGACGCGCTGAATATATGCGGCGGTTACTTTCCGGAAGTCCGTTCCTTTCGGCAAGAACCGCCGTATCATTTTGTTTATGTTCTCATTCGTGCCGCGCTCGTATGCGCTGTACGGGTGGCAATAGTAAACCTTCGTGCGCTTCCGGTCTTTGCCGTAGACGGATTTTTCAATTCCGGCGCAATCCATAAATTCCGATCCGTTGTCAAACGTAATGCTTTTGAATATCTGTGAAAACTTCTTCCCGAAGCGGCGTTCTAATTTGTTCAGCGCCGCCACGACGCTGGCGGCGGTCTGATCCGGCATTTTGATAATAATTTCGTTCCGCGTCAAGCGCTCCGAAAGAACGAACAAGGTTTCCTTCGTCCGCTTCTTCCCGCATACGCAATCGCCTTCCCAATGTCCGAAGGTCTGCCGATCGTTGATTTCCTGCGGGCGTTCCTCTATGCTTTCGCCCTGCGGCGCGCGGGCGGCTTTCTTCCGCTCCACCTTGTCATACTTACGCTTCCGCTCCCCGTGTTCCGGCAAGCTCTCGCGGCTGATCCCGTAGAATATACCCTTGTCGATGTAATTATAGATCGTCTTTTCGCTGATCTCCGTTTTGAAGGTCAGCCCCAGCCGCTTGATTTCTCCGACGACGGCGGCGGGGGAATAGCCTTCTTCGCCGATCTTCTTTTCGATGAAGGCGGATAATTCGTAATCGTTGCCGATCTTCAATTCGCCGCCTTTGGCTTTTAGGTTCTCTTCATAGCGCTGTTGCGCGATCTCCGGCGAATAGCGTTCTTCGGTCGTCAAGTCGGAATTCAAATGCGTATAGCGTCCGCGCTTCAACTCCCTGTATATCGTTGTATTGTGGACGTGCAGACGGTCAGCGATCGCGCAAGGCTTCAAGCCCTCTTTCAATCCCTTTTCGATCTTTAGGCGATCCGTCCATGTTAAGTGTTTGTGCATTCTTTCTTCCTCCGGCTTCCGAATATGACAAAAGGGCGGCATTTCTGCCGCCCTTCGCCCTCTCTGATTATCTGCTTGTGATATGCAATTCGCTTTTAAGCGCCGCTTGCAGGACGGCGGAAAAATTCACGCCAGCCCGCTCCGCTTCAAAGTTAAGCCATGAAGGAATGGTGCAATTCTTCTTCACGACGCGCATATCGTTCTTTCTGCGGTACTCCGCGAAATCAACGTCAACCAGCGAAACGATCGCGCCGGACGGCGCTTCGGCTTGTGCGCTTGCAATGCTCGACGCTTCCGGCAACGCTTCGCCGTCGTCCTGCATATCAATTCCCATAAGCCCGATTGCGTCCCGCGCCATTTCGATCGCGTCCGGAATGTCCTTGCCCTGTGTATTGATATTGAAATCGGGGACGAATACCACGACGAACTCTTTTCCCTGCGTCATAACGATGGGATATGCGTTTTTCATTCTGAATACCTCCTTGAAACTGTGCTATATATTATCGCCAAGGGCGGCGGGCTTATTTCAGCCCGCGCCGCTTGATGATTGCTTTTGCTAACTCTTCGTCGGTTTCTCTGTGCCTTACGACGCTTTCCCTTTGACCGTCCTTCACGTATATGTCGTGGTTCGCGCCGTGCCGCTTGAACTTCCAGCCGTTTCGTTCTAAAAGCTCGATAAGGTCTTTTGTTTTCATCTGCTGTCCTCCTTACATTTACTATTATACGCCTTCAATGCGTATATGTCAATAGGTTTTGAGAAAAAATTATACGTATTTTATGCGCCTGCAAAAGAAAAGCGGCGACGGGATCACCCCGCCGCCGTTATTCGTCTATACCTAAAAGCCAATTTACCGAAACGCCCAGCACTTCCGCAAATATCTTCAATTCAAAGTCGGATACGAAGCGCGTACCGATTTCAATTCGGCTTATACTGTCCCGCTCCATGTTGATCCCTTTCAACTGTATTTGTGCGGCTAAATCCTCTTGACGTAGCCGCCGGACGACGCGCGCTTCGCGCAATCGGTCGCCGCAAATGTTCTTTTTGCCGTTGTAATCGTATATCTTCAT